CCGGTGGTGACATTGTTGACCTGCGCCGACAGGGCAGTGATGGCGCTGGCATTGGCGCTGTCACCACTTGCCCGTGCCGACGCCTCCGTGGCAATCGCGGCATGGGCGGCGGGCAGACCGGTGGTGACATTGTTGACCTGCGCCGACAGGGTGCTGATGGCGCTGGCATTGGCGCTGTCACCACTGGCTCTTGCCGACGCCTCCGTGGCAATCGCGGCATGGGCGGCGGGCAGACCGGTGGTGATGTTATTGACCTGCGCCGACAGGGTGCTGATGGCACTGGCATTGGCGCTGTCACCACTGGCTCTTGCCGACGCCTCTGTCGTGATGGCGGCATGAGCGGCGGGCAGGCCGGTAGTGACATTATTGACCTGCGCCGATAGGGTAGTGATTGCGCTGGCATTGGCACTATCGGCACTGGCCCGCGTCGACATCTCCGTCGTGATCGCTGCTTCGGCGCCACCAACCCTTGACACCAGCGTGGTGATTTCGCTGGCAAGCGCTCCATCCGCATTGATCCGCGCGTTTTGTTCGTTCTGGATGGCCGCCACGGCACCGCTGGCCACAGCGGACACGGTGGTGATTTGACTGGCCAAGGCACCGTCCGCCGTCTGGCGAGCGGAACTTTCCTGACTGATGGCCGTTCCCCGCGCCTGGGCTTCGGCGACCAGGGCATCGACCCGGGCTTGTGCCTCTGCCTGAAGGCGAGCAGCGACGCTGCCCGCCACGATGGCCGGGGCGTCCACCAGATCGATGCGACCCGACAGTACCTCGGTCAACTGATCTGGCCCGATGATCCGTTCCGCCAGATCGTCGGCGACGATGGACAGGGCCGTCACCTCCACCGCCGGCGTGAAGGTCAGGCTATCCTCGCCAAAGGCATCGGTCTGGGCCAGCTGCACCCACAGCTTGGTGCCGGCTGCAAAGGGCAGCACCTTGTCCGTGTCCGGCCCGCGATAGATCAGGTGGTCCGGATCGATGGGCACGGGCAACGCGTCCGACGCATAGACCACAGCACCCCGCCAGTCATTATCCACGGTCGGGCGGTATGCCACCCGAATTCCCAGCGTCTCACCGCTGATCGCCACATTCTGCGGCAGACCCGGCGCGGGGTTCGAGACAGTCAGGGAGGCGGTGCCCACCTCCCCCCCGACCTTGGGCGCCATCGAGACATCAAAGCGCAGGCGGCGGCGGGGGCCACCATCCCGGACATTGGCGTCAAAGCTGTAAATGTATTCGCTCGCCAGCTGCGGCCCCTCCGTCCGCAGCACCCGCCCCGTGTCTGGATCGATCACGCGGATCATATAGCCGGACAGGTACGGGTTGGCCGTCGCGGTCCCCGCCCCGAACGGTTCCTGACCAAAGGGCTGGGCCGTGTCCGGGAACACCCCATCCCAGACCAGACGGACATCCTTGCCTTCGAATGTCGTGTCCAGACCCTGCCCGAACAGCTCCAACCGCACAACCCGCGCACCGGTGATGCCGCTGGTCACCTCCACCAGCTGCGCCGGCAACCAGGGGCTGGTGACACCCCGGACATTCTGGACAGCAGCGGACACTGCATAGGTCGCCCCGTCACGGACTTCGATCGTGGTCACACTGGCGCCTGCCGGCAGGATGCGCACCTGCCATTCGGTGTCGGCCGCCAGACGCCAGCGCACCAGATAGTCGCGGGCATCCGCATCCGGAGAGGCACCGACGGTCACCGCCAGGACCGGCGCCACGCTGCCATCGGCCAGGACGGCAGTCTGCGCCAGGGCCGTCAGGCTGGCGGGGGCGGCGACCACTGACGGATCGGGCAGATTGGTGCGGGGAGGAACGGGCAAGGCCTGTTCTTCTGCGGACGTCCAGGCATAGTCGGCCGCCACCTCCTCCCGCAGCAGCAGATCGATGCCGCCTTCTGATGCCAGCTCCCAGCTTTCGACCCGGAATGGCTTTTCGTCCCAGCCCATGGCCACCAAGGTCACCGGCACGACGTCACCCACCCGCAGGGTCATGCAGCGCCAGTTGCCCGGCCATTGCACACTGCCCCGGCGCGACCGGCGCAGGGCGATCTTAGCCAACCGTTGTGCCCGGGCAGGGTCGGTGACCGGCGGCAGCTCGATATCCATTTCCAACCGCTCGCCATCGGCGGCGATCAGCGCATCATCTTCTACGGTCGGAAAATCGGTCGCCACCCACCCCTGATCAGGGCTGATGAACCGACCCTTCACGCAGTTCGCCAGATCCTGGCGGGGCGGGTCCATGTCGATGGTGGGTGCCCCGCGCAGATGATCGGCAGTCAGCACCAGGCCGCCGGGTGCGGGAGCCTGATAGGCGGCGGGGTAGAGACGCCACGCACCGCGCGTATAGGACAGGCTGGCCATGCCGGCACCCAGCATCTGTTCGACCGCGTCGCCGGGCGCGCCATCCAGCGACAGGGAGATATTGGCCGTGTAGCGGCGCTGGGTCGTGTCGCTGCCGGAAATGGAAATCGGCACCGGCTCATCACACAGGTTGGCGGCGGCCACGATGGCTGCATCATCAACCTCGTCATCATCGCTGGCATAGCCATAGTCGCCGCGCAGGAAGTCCCGCACGCACAGCGCGAAGTTATCGCTCCACGCTTTCTCGCCCGTGCGCGGGTCGTAGACTTTTTGGCCTTTCACCACGGCGGTGATGGGCGGCAGGCCGTCCGGCCAGGTATCCGGCCCCTTCTTCTTGTCCCACAGCATACGAACATAGAGCGCCGCGACACCTTCCAGCCGGTGGGAGGAGGTCCAACCAACACCGGCCGCCACCAGAGAGGCGGGAGCCTGTTGGCCGGCGGCACCGGTCAGTTTTTCGACATACAAGGCGTTCTGCAGGCGATGCCCCACTTGCGGCACATAGCCAGCCCCAGAGGGCACCAGCGGCACGATTTCATCGCCGACATAAAGGTCACCGATCTCTTCGACCCCATCGGCATCAGTACGGGCAAGGGCCAGCACCTGGTGCAGGTAGCCGTTGGACAGCCCGCCGCCGGGGCCGGAGGCCGCGAAGACACGCAAGGATCGGACACGGGTCTGGCCATAGACGACGTTCTGCGGCTCCGTGCCGGACGCCAGCGAAATGTTGGAGGATCTGTCCAGCCCCGAAAACCGGGGCGTCTTCATCAGGGTGCCCGACACAGCAGCAGACGCCGCCACCGCTGCTGCTGCCCAGTAGGCAGCATTCAAGCCACCCGTGGCCCAGGTCACCGCGAAGGTAATGGCGATCTGGGGCAGCGCCCGGATGACCGATTTTGCGGCTTTTGCCATGTAACCTCACACGCGCCAAGCGCGAACCGCGTTCGCCATCGGCACCGTGACCAGCCCTTCAGGGGCCATGGCCACAGCATCGATGCCGATGCAAATACCAAGGGCCGGACCGTCATCGCCCGGCAGTTCCACGATGTCGCCCCGCTGTGCCAGCAAGGGCGCGAGCGGGGGGCCGACCCGTTTGGTCACCAGCTCTGTCAGGCAGGCACAGCCGGCCCGGCGCACGACGGCGACAGACCCCGCCACGCTGCGGTAGCGTCCCCGCAGATCCGGCACCGGGTCCGTACCTGTGGCTTCCAGGATCCAGTCCGCCGCCAGCATCCCGCAATCGGCCGTGCCAAACGCGAAGGGCACGGCCTTGCGGGCGGCTACGAAGGCGGCCAGACGTTCCGGCCAATCAGCATGCCGCGCCATCACCGCCCCCACACCACATTGCGATCAGCCATCTGCGCCACATACTCCATGCCCTGATCCAGCGGATGGCGGGCCTTCTGGGCGGCATCCGTAAAGCGCAGACCCTTGGGCCGGTCCCAGTCCGCCGTGCGGCTGGTCATGGTGACGGCGATGGTGGCCGTTTCCCCCAACCGGATAGTCTGCTGATCCATCCGGCCCTTGAACACCAGCAGCGGCTCGTCGATCACCTGATGCTGTGCATCCAGCAACGCCACCCAGACATAGCCGGGGCGGCCCCGGTAATTTTCGGTCAGCGCCGCCGCCACCGCTTCGGGGTCGATACCCGACAGCGACAGGGTCAGGGGACGGGCACCCTGCCCCGGTTGATCGCGCACCGGGTCCACGCCGCCGAACGTCCCGACCCCTTCAAACACCTGCCCCAGGGCCGTGATCGGAAAAGGCGCGCTGCACAGGCGCTGCACGCCGCTGGCATAATCCAGGGCGACCAGCAGCACGGGCCGGACAATGTCCGCCTGACTATGCGCAAGGTAACTCACGGTATCGCCTCCACGATGGAAAGACGGGTGACGGCCTTCGGGCCCGCCGCCAGCGACAGGGCCCCCTGATCGTCATCGACAAAGCGCATGATGGCCGACGGGTTGTTGCAGACCACGGCGGCCCCCACAGCGGGCTGCCGGCGCAGCGGTGGCTCAAAAGTCATGAGTGCAAGGCCGGACCCGTTCGCCTCTACATCAGCCACCAGGATCTTCAGTTCCTGGCGATCCGTCCCCGTCACGACATGTACCAGGTCACCGATGCGCAGCGAGGTGGTGGACGGCGGCAGGCCTGCCACGCGCAGCACCGTGCTGGACACGATCTGCGACACGGTCAGGGACCCCGCCACCTCCCCGCCTGCGGGCAGGGCTGCATGGGGCGGGGTCAGCCGGAACCGACCGGCGGCCCCGCGCAACTGCGCCACCCAGGCCGACCAGGCGCGCCACCGATCCTCCCGCATGGGTGCCATCTGCAACGTCGCGATCCACATGGCACCCGGCAGTTCCGCCGATTGTGTGGCGCGCGACAGCGGCGAGGTGAAGGTCTGCGTGTTGGCCTGGAGATGCCAGTCAAGCGCAGTCACCCGCCCAGCCAGGGCGGGCGGAAAGGTCAGGATCGCCATGTCACATCCCGATATTGCGCAGCTTGCCTGTGCGCTTGGCTTCAGCCAATGCGGCCACGGTACGCTGACCAAAGGTTGAGCGCATTTCGTCCACCATGGCCCGCAGCTGTGCGATTTCCGCCGCCGTGCCGCCGGAGACGGAGAGGTTAAATTCCTGTTTCAACGCCACGCCCGTGCCACCGCCCCCGGTACTTTCCGGGGCGATGACACCGGGGCGGATGGGCATGAAGAAACCGGGCGCAGAGCTATCCTCCGCGCGGCGTTCATTGACCATGTACAGCGTGTCGGGAAACACCTGCCCGCCGGCGGCACGCGGGCCACCGGCGCGGGTCAGGCCACCGAAATCGCGGTTGCCGAAATAGCCGGCCCCCGACGTGTTGCCCTCCATGACCTTACCGGGGGTCTGACCTGCCCCCATACTGCCGACCCAGGCATTGATGCCCTGGGCGATCCAGGACCCGATGCCGCCGCCGGTGGATTGCACCATGTACATGCGGATCAGTTCGTTTGCGACATCCATGATGATGGCGCGGACGCTGTCGCCCCAGGACTGAAACCCCGCCGCCGACCGCTGCAGGTTCTCCTGCAAACTACGGTCGATGGCGTCGCCGACCCGCGTGATGTTCTGCACCTGGGCGCGGGTGTTCGCCTCGATGATGCGCTTCACATCCGCCGCCTGATCCTCCAGCATCTTGCGCTGCGGCTCGCGCAGCTTGTTCGCATACTCCATCAGCTCACGGGCTGTCTGATCCAGGCTCTCGCGGGTCGCGCGTTCCTTGTCCCATTTGTCGCTTTCGAACTCGAACGACTGGACAGCCCGGCGGAACTGCGCCTTGGCATCCTTTACAGGGTCGGCATTGGGGTCGACGTAATCGTCGGCTGGTGTGCCGCCCCATGGCTTAACGACTGAATTGCCGGTGCCCTCCGGTGGTCCGCGCAGCAGGTCAAGGCGCGCTTGGTATTGGGCGCGCAGTCGCTCAAGGTCGCGGATTTCCTCTTCCAGTGATTGCCCAAACAGGGATCTCGTCCATGCGCTCAGTTGCGCGTCACTGCCGGCGAGGCCGCCCTGCGCTTGCTTGGCTGCCCAGTCACGCGCCTTAGCGTTCAGAACGCCCAACCGTTCGTCGATCTGCGCCAGCTCGTACAGAACGCGCTGTTGCCCGATCTCACCGAAGCCCTTGTAACCATCGGCGGCAACGCGGATCCATTTGGCGAAATCTGCCGCCAGCTGCGTCGCCGCAACAATGGAGGGCGCCAGATCAACAAAGGCCTGATTGAGGTTCAGATCGATGACACGGGACAGGCTGTCCAGTTCCGCCTTGGTCGCGGTGGCCCGGCGCAGAACGCTTTCCTCAACCACCACGCCCAAGCTCTGCGCCTCTGCCCGAAAGCGGGCAAGGCCGTCAGCCCCCTGTTTCAGCAGTGCGACCAGTTTTTCGCCGCCCTGGTCGCCGAAAATCTTGTCCGCGATATAGGCTTGTTCCGCTGACGTCTTGACCTGTGAAATACGGCTGGCCACCAGCTGAAACAGGCCTGGCAGATCTTTCAGCTTCGCCTTCACTTCGTCCTGACTAATGCCCAGCTTCTTGAAGCCCTCCGCCCCCTCACCCGTGCCATCAGCCGCTTCCGCTGCGCGTATCCCCAGCTCCTTCAACGCTTCATCGGCACTTTCGGCACCGATGCCGACCCGATCCGCAGCAAAGCGCAGTTCCTGCAGGGCGTTGGTCGTAACGCCCAGACGATCAGCGGTTTTTGCGACATCTGCAAAGCTGTCCACGGCCTGCCGCGCGCGAGCGATTGCGACACCAATACCGATGCTAACCGCCCCTATGCCCGCCGCCGCGACCATCCCCGCCGGACCAATGGATGAAAGCACATTGCCGACCGGGCCCGCCCTGCCAGCCAGACCTGACAGGCCGGACTGCACTTCCTGGCTTGCCGCATTGACCGCCTTCAGGCCCCCAGAGGCGGGCTTGGCACCCTCTTCGATGCGCCGGAGGGCCGCTTGGCCATCCTTGCCGAGAGCTTCCAGGGCACGTTTCACCGTGTCCTGATCCTTGACGGACAAGCGAATGGAGAGGTTGCGTTCGGTCATACTTCACCCATTGTCACGCGAACGCGGTTCGCGCACGATTGCCCTAAGTGGTATGGGCGGGAGAAAGGCGCAGACGATGACATTTATCTTGCTGCTATTTGTTACCATCACCTGTGGTGCCTATGCGCAAACAGCCAAGGGGCGCACTGGTGCCCTTTGGGGGGTAATCACTTTCATACTGGGCCTGATCTGGTGGGGCTTCCTTAGCGCTGTGACCTCGCTGCAAGCCCATGTGTTTGCCGGAATTGACGAAACGGCGATGTCCTTTGCCATGGCGCTGGTTGTCAATGTTCCGCTCTGGCTACTCATGGCCGTTATTGTGGCCACCCTTCCCAAACGTGGGCACGCTTCCCGCGACACCCCCCGTTGATAGAGGCGTCTATGTCAGGTCTGATCGTCTTCTGTCTTGTCATGGTTGTGGTCGTGTTCTTTGTCGCGGGGCCGGGTCGGCGCAGCCACGAAGCCCCGGTAAAGAGAGACCCCATCAGCGACAGGGCCAAGGCCAGCATGGGCAAGGTCCTGCTGGACGGGCTTTCCTTGCAATGGAACATCCTTTACCGGGACAGCAAGGGCGACCTTGTTGCCCGCGACATCACCGTCCGAGCGTTCATCGGTCGCAAGATTCCTTACTATGCGCAGGCGTTCTGCCATCTTCGGCAAGAAGAACGGCAATTCCAGTTCGACCGGATGGAGCGTGTCACCGACAAAGGGACGGGGCGGACAATCCGGTATCCGGGGGAATATGCCCGGTCCTATTGGGATGAAGCGCGTGGATACCTGAAAGCTGGCTCCACCTATCAGCGATACCTTGCACCACCTCCACCACCGCCGCCCCCACCACCGCCGCCACCCGTCACGGTAGCCCATCTGTTAGATCCTGCAAGGCGGATCGGTATCCGGTGGGAGGAGGTGGATTTCACAGTGGAGGTAGCAGAGCACGGGTTGGTAAAGGATCGACCTTATATCCGGGGCTGGGCAAAGCGGGCAGCGTTGGAGGGTAAACGGGCATGGTCCGGCAATAAGACGTTTGCCCTTCATCAACCGCACAGCCTGTTCGATGCCGACACTGGGGAGGCCATTGCCAGCCTTGCCGACTGGTTGCGGACGGCTGAAGATCGGCCCGCTGGCGAAGGCTACCCGCCAGCATCATCCTGACGTTCAGACGCCTTCTCCAGCACGGCCTGCACCACCGGCCCCTCTGCGGCCTGGGCCAGCACCTTCACGGCATCGGCATCGATGTCCGCCGGCAGACGGGCCAGCAGCTGCGGCAGGTCCAAACCCGTGACTGTCCCGCCCATGCCGGCACGCAGCCAGCAGCCGGGCGATTGCAGGGCGGCATCCAGGGCGTGCCCCTCGATGCTGGTCGGTGCCAGATCGATGCGGGGGCAGCGTTCGCCCTTGACCGTTCTGCCCCCATCCGCGCAGGGCGCGCCTTCATCCCGGCAGGATTTGCAGTAATTGGCGCCGCCCCTTATGTCCCAGGCGAGGCGACGCCCGATGCGTTTCCCTCCGTCACCGCCTTGGATAGCGGGGCCAGATACTGATCAAGGAACTTCGCCGGCAGGTCGGGCCATTTCATCAGTTCGGCGATGATGGCGGGCGACACCGGCACTACCTGACCCGTCCCCGGATCCTCCACAGCCGCACCGCCCCATTCGATCACGGCCAATTCGGCCAGGGCCACCGCGTAGGCCGTGATGGAATGACCATGGGCCGCGTCCGGATCGGACAGGTCCAAAAGGCCCGTCACGTCGCCGCCGGCGGACACCACAGCCGTCACCTGTTCGGCCAAGGCCTTGCCCGCCGCGTATGCCTTGGCCTTTGCCGCCTCAATCAGCGGAGACATTGGCGGGCGCACGCGCAGCCACAGTGGATAGGGCAGGCCCTCAATGTCGATGCGCGCCGGCCCCTTTGGCATTGTCAGGCGGATCATGCGTAGCTCTCCGTCTGGTTTTTCAGCGTCACCACCAGCATGGCACCATCCGCTGGTGTCTTTTCCCCCCGCACCTGGAAGGATTGCTGGATGCCGGCAGGCCCGGTAATCGACAGGCCGGTGCGTTGCAGACGCACCGTATTGGCCGCGATGGTCAGGGACCTGTTGGCATCGATGGCCCAGGCGGTGGAGATGCCGACGGGCGTGCCGACCGCCGCCTTGTCCAGCAAGGCATCCGTGTCGAAGCGCAGGTCGAGGCTGCCGGTCAGGGTGGACAGGCCTTCGTCCACTTCCTGCACTTCGTTTTGCAGATAGGTCTGCGGATCCAGGTTGTTGGAATAGGTCAGGCTGCCGCCGACGATGCGGGCCACGGCATTGCCATCGACCGTGATGGTGCGCGCCTTGCGCAGCAGCCGCGTGCCGGGGGCGGGTGCCCCGGCAGGTGTGCCCGCACCGGTTTCCGTCAGCTTGGTAACCTTGGCACCCATCATGCCGAAAGTGGCACGCTCCACACCGCCGGTCGCAAATTGCAGCTGCATGGTGTTGGCCATCAGATCCAGGACCTGATCAATGCGGCGCGTGTGATCCAGGCGCGGCGTTTGCAGCTCCAGCGTATAGACAGGCAGGCCGAACTGCCCGGATTTCCAGACATGGGTGAAATTGCCACCCGTACCGGTGGTGACCGGATTGCCCAACAGCATGGTCAGCAAATGGCCAATCGAATGCAGATAGAAGGGCGCGACCAGATCGCCGCCCACCGTCAAGGCATCGGTGTCGGGGCTGTCAGGGTCGCGACCCTGACCAATGCCCAGGGTGCGTTCGTCCGTCAGCGCCTCTGACGGCAGGATCGTATGAGAGAAGAAAGGCAGCGTGTGATAATTGCCCGTCGCCGCCGTTTTCCGCACGGTCTGACGGCCCAGATAGGCCAAGGCCTCGACGCCCATACCCGACATCATCATCTCCTTCAGGCGCGGGTGAACCCCAGCGCATCGGTGGTGGCAAAATAGAAAGCCACGGGCACCATGGCCTGGCGTTCCGTGTGGTTGCCTTCGACAGGGTCTTCGGCAATGTCCGTCAGCGGCTCCATCTCCGCGTAATCGACAGTGCCGCCCATGGTGGGATCGCCGCTGATCAGTGTGGCGACAGCGGATAACAGGCCATCGGTGGTGGCGCGGCGACCGGTCCCGGCGGCCCGAATTTCGATCTCCGCAACCCATCGCCAATGGTAAGTGCGGGGCGAAAGGCTTTCTTCTTCCACTTGGCCATCGCCATCAAACAGCAGCACGGCCCCGGCGGCGGTGAGCGTGATCGGTTTGTCCGGTTCGCGCTTCACCGTGGCGAGCGGGATGGTTTGCAGGTGCTGGTGCAACCGCTCCAGCCCGGCATCAATGACGCGCGGCATGTCACCCCCCGCTTTCCAGATGTTGCAGCAGTTTGGCCGGCAGGCTGGCAAAGGCCCGCTGCGTGACCGCGTCCAGATCCAGGCGGCGGGCGATCTGGACCTTGGGCACCAGCAGGAACATGGGCAGCCAGCCCTGTTTCTGCATTTGGGCAACCCGTTTGCGGCGGCCACTGCCCAGCAGCTGCCGGTCATGGTTGTTGCCCCGGAACACACGGGTCTGCACCCGACCGTTACGGCTTTTGGCGTAGGCTGTGGTCAAGCGGATGCACCACATCAGGGCGCCATTGGCGACCCGAATGGTGAAGGTCATCTTCTTGTCGGCCAGCATCTTCTCCGGCGTGACGATGACGCGCCCCTGACGTCCCGCCTGCCGCTGGCCCTGTCGCAGGTTATAGCCCGTGGGGATGGCCAGATACCGTCCGCCACCACCAGGGGTGATGACGGCACCCTGTGACAGGTTCTGCAAGGCGGCCACGGCGCTGCCGATCTGTCCTTGTTTGCCGGCCCGCACGAAAACCAGCCCCGCCGCACCGCGCGAAAGCCGTCCGCGCGGGTAGGTTTCCGCGCGCACGGCATTGGCAAGGCGGGTGGACAGGCCGGCGCGGCGTATTTGCGCCCGCCAGCCTGTCTTGATCTCCTCAGATGCCTCTTTGACCGCCCGCGTGATGGCACGGCGCTGTGCCGCCAGTTCCGCTCCCATGAATTCTTCGAGATTGCCTTCCAAAGCGGACCCGAAGCGCATGGCAGTTGCCCTTTCACGTCGCCGGAACGCAGTCCAGCAGCCAGATTTCCGGCTGTTTGGGGTCTGGGCGGCGATCTTGCAGTTCAAAGCCGCCCAGACCGGTCACCACCAGGCCGCATTCGGGCTGGGGATCGGGCCATTCGGCGCGGCGCACCTCAAACACGAACAGATCAGTCGCAACGCTGGACGCCTGGAAGACGTTTTGCGTGGCGGTTGGGGCCTGACGGATGACGCGGACGGCAAACGCCGTCCCGTCCGTGGGGGTTACCGTGGCCATCACGCCGATTTTGGCGTGGAGCGGCCGCAGCAAGTGCCCATCCCAGTCGATATCCATGGCGAACCACGTTCGCGTCAGGAAGGGGCAGGTTTGGACGGATCACCGCCGGCGGGGGCACCATCGGGCGGGGGATTGGACGGGTCACCGCCCGCCGGGCCCCCGCTGGGGAGCGGGGCGAGGGGTGCCGGCGCGTCCCGGACAATCCCGGCGGCCTTCAGCTTGGCCGCTTCTGCGGCAGACATGGTCAGGGGGTAACCGTCACCATGAAATTCACCGTTGATTTCCTGGCTGCCATTGACCAGCACATCAACAAAGGTGGGCTTCTTGGACATCGTAGAGCCTCCAAATGACAAGCCCCGCCGGCGGCGGGGCTTGTGTCAGGGGAAATGGGTGGGTGTGGCGGTTACGGAGGCGGTGCCGCCATGTCCAATTCCACCAGCAGATCGACACGCTGGCACAGCGGCAGCGGATTGGATTCCGAGTGCATATCAATGCCCTTGCCATGCTTCATGCGCTCAATCGAGATGAACACTTCAGGCGTGCCTTCGGTGTTGACATCCTCAATCGTGTCCGCCGGCGCGAAGTAGGTGGCGAAGGCCTGTTGCGTGCCCAGCGGAATGACATGGCCCTTGCCGGCGGCGATGAAGCGGCGGGAGGCCCCGGTCAGGTCGCTGGCGACGGCGTTGTACTCCTCGAACGTGATGGCCCCGAAGGTGAAACCCTTGCGGATATCCTTGTTCACGATCTGAAGCGCGCTCTGCGTGGCCAGGTACTTTTCCTTTACCGACTTGTGGGCCACCAGCTTGGAGAAGAACTCACGGCTGACCAGCGCGTGAATGCCCGACACCGTCTCGCCCTTGGCATTGTCCTCCATATGGCGGGCAACCTCGAACGTCTTTTCCGCGACGTCGGTGTCAGGGTCGTCCAGGTTGAAATAGACAATCTTTTTGCTGACACCGAAGGGCGCGAAGACCTGGAACAGGTCATACAGCACGCGGCTGCGACCATCGACGATCTGGCCCTTCAGCGCGCCCATGCGCAGATATTCCAGCGTGATGGCGTGGCGCTGTCGGATGTAGCGCAGCTTCTTGGCCGTTTCATCGGCGATGCCCGCCAGCTGTTTGCGCCCAGACCCAAAGCGGAACCGGTTCTGCAGGGACTTGGCCAGGATCGCATCCTCATGCGGGATGTGCGGCACCTCCAACCAGATGGACCCTTCCACCGGTTCGCGGCCCACAGAGCCCAGCTTGCCGCGATCTTCGGCAGCCAGGATCGTGATGAAGCCGTCTTCGAACTTGATCTCCACCAAGGTGGAAGCCACCCCTTCGGCGGGGAACAGGTTCAGCTCGTTCAGGCGGCCATACATATTGGGGATACGGTTGATTTCGCGGGTCAGGTCCGTCGCAGTGTACGGAAACTCGATCCCGCCTGCCAGGTTGATAGCGGCCATGATTACCCTTCCTCAGCGGTCGACATGCGGCGGGCGGCCAGATCCGCCAGGGCCGCATTCTTGTTGTCGGTGGTGGCACCGGCGGGCCAGACGATCTCCGCCAGGTTCAGGCGGGCATCGGCCTGGACGATGACGCCAGTCCCATCCGCGCCATCGGGGGCCTGATAGTCGCCGATGAACAGGCCGGCGGCGATCTGGCGGCCATCGGTGGCGGCAAAGTCGATCTCCGTCGCCTTCTCATCGCCCTTGGCGACCGTCAGGGTGAAGCTGTCGCCCACCGCAAAGTCAGTGCCGCTATCGGCCAGCGTGAAGCCGATCTGCGGATTGCTGTAGGCGATACCCACGGTGGCGTCCGGCAGGCGGTAGCCTTCCGGGTCGGTAACGGCGAAGGTGCCGGCATTGGAGGCTGTGGCGATGCAACGCAGTGTGTAGACCCCGATCTTGGTCGCACGGCCCCGCGCAACCGACCCCACGGACCCGCCGCCGGTATTGGTGCCGTTGGCGATGGTGACGGCACCGAACAGGCGCAGGCCCGCCAGCGATCCCTGGCGGATCAGGCGGGAGGAACCGCTGCCAGCCAGGATGGTGACACCCCGGCGCGTGATCTCCGGCGCGCCCTCCCATTTCAGGACGCCATGCAGGGGCTTCGGCCCCGACATGGAAAAATACGGCATGCTCATTTGACCTTACCCCCCATGTTCGTGATCTGACGCGACACGGCGACAGACAGGCTCCTGGCCGTATCGTCGCCATTATCCGCCCCCCCGCCGCCCAGCGGCGGGACCTTCACCCCCCGCATGGCCGACGACAGCGAACCGCCCTTGGCCGGCGGGGCAGCATTGCCGCTGGCCAGAACGGCAATGGCCTGCTTGGCCGACAGGTCGGTATTGAAGGCCAGCATGCAGGCCTGTGGCACATTGCCGGCGGCGGCGGGGTCCGCGAAGATGGCGGCGCAGCGCTTGCGTTCATTCACCACGGCCTGCCGGGCGGCGGCGGCGATGGCCTGGGCGGTGGCTTCTTCCTCGCCATCGCCCTCTTCTTCGTCACCCTCCCCTTCCGCCTGTTCTTCTTCCGCCGGTTCCTCTTCCTCACCGTCGGCAGCCTCTTCTTCGGTTTCTTCGGCGGCGGCCTCGGTCTGGGCCTTGGGCTTGGGCAGCTTGGCACCTTTCGCCCCCTTGCCCGGCGGGGCAGCTGCCGGCTTCTTTCCACCCCCCCAGAGGTGGGCAAACATATTCAGTTTCATGGACCTACTCCTGGCTGTCAGTCAGACCATTGACCACGGCCATGAAGGCCTGGTCGGGGCGGACGACGGCGTCGGCCAGCCCCAGACCCACCGCAGCGGCGGCGGGATAGCATCGGGCCTCGGTCGCCAGGGCGGCATCGACCGACAGGTCGGCCCCGGCGGCCATGCGGCCCCGTGAAACGGTTTCGGCAAATAGGCGGCGTGTGCTTTCCAGCTCCGCCGTCCATTGGGCGGCCACATCGTCCGGCAGCGGGCCGAACGGGTGGCCATCGGTTTTGTGGGCACCCGCCTGCAACAGGGTCGGTTTCAGACCGCCCATGGCGTCGGCAAAGTTCCAGTGGACCAGCATGGCGCCGATGGAGCCGACACCACCCGTGCGCGGCACGGCGATGCTGTCCGCCACCGATGCGATGGCATAGGCGGCGCTGTAGGCATGTTCGGCACAGATCGCAAAAATCGGCTTGGCTGTGGCCTGCGCGCCCTCTGCCAGCCAATCGACAAAGTCGAAACAGCCCGACACATCACCGCCGCCGGAATTGACATCCAGGACGATGGCGCGGACCTGATCATCATTGAAGGCGGCATCGGCCTGATAGCGCAGGGCGTCATAGCCGGTGGCAAACGGATAGCCGATCCAGGGGAAGGATTGCAGCAGCACGCCATGGACCCCGATCACCGCCACACCGCCAGCCAGATCGAAGGGGCGGCTATTCTGCTGCGCACCGCCAAACATGCTGTGCGCACCGGGTTTTGGCCGGTTCTGCTGGGCGAAATGGGCGGCCTCCCCCATCTGCGACATGACCTGTGCGGCGGCGCGTTCGGCTACCAGGGCAAGGTGAATGAACAGCTCTGTCATGGATGCCCCCTCATGCCGCCCGCCGGTTCTGGCGGGGCGTCGGCACTGCCGATCAGTTTGTGGAACTCATAGGTGGCGGGATGGGCCATGCCGTCGGGCATTTCCTTCATTTCCACCCGCAGTTGATCCAGCACCTCCTCCCAGTCCATCCCCTGTTCGGCGGCTTCGCGTTCCAGGGTGGACAGGCCGGCGCTGATCCCCATGACCGCCCCTTGTTTCTCCTTAGTCGGGTCGACCCAGCCCCGACCCGGCCCCAGCCACAGGGAGCGGGTATAGGCGGCCCGCGCGTCCTGAAAGGACGGCGCACCCGGCGGCAGGTCGATCAGACCCAGATCGATGACATCCTCCAGCCATGCCCCGAAGATCGGCAGCATGAAGCCGGCGGCGAAGCGATGTCGCCGTGACGACAGGGTGAACCAGCTTTCCAGCAGGGCCGCGCGGGCACTGCTGTAGTTGGTCTGCGTCCAATCCTGGGTCAGCTCCTCATAAGAGGTGCCAAGGCCAGCGGCGATGCCACGCAGCGAGGCCGCTTCAAACGAAGCAAAGGCGGCGTTGGGGCGCGCCGCCGTCTGAAAGCCGATCTTTTCGCCCGCGAACAGGGCAGGCAGCTTCACGCCCCCCAGGGTCAGGTTGCGCTGTTTGTGATAGGCACTGCGCAGTTCCTGATATTCACCCAGCTTGCCGTCGGACAGGGTTTCCGCCAGCGCGTTGGGATCGAAGGGGCTTTCGATGAAGGCGCACAGGATGGCGTTCAACACCGCCGCCTGCAATTCCACCCCTTCATACTTGTCCAGCATCTTCGTGCGCGACAGGACTGCCGACAGGGCCGACACACCGCGCGTCAGGCCCGCCCGGCGGATCGCGTCATAATGATGGACCACGATGGGGCGGCCCCACGCCGTCTCACGCGGGATGCGTTCCCAGGTGAAAGCGTCGTTGCCATCAGCATACCAGTCGCCGGGATGAGCCCGGCGGATGTGATAGGCAATGGGCGCGTCGTCATCATCAGTTTCGATGCCGCCGCGCAGATGGCTATCATCCGGCTGGTCATAGGGATTGGACAGGCGGTCGGGATCCAGCACCTGCACTGCTGTGCGGCACCGGGCGCCGGGCCGATCCTCCCGCCAATGCAGGACAGCCACGGCGTCGCCTTCGGCCAGGTAATGGTTATAGGCCTGGCCCTGAATCCCGGCCATGTCCAGCCGGCGACCGACATCGCAGAAACAGGCGGGGTCATTGGCGAATTGCCGCCATTCCGCCTCCACCTGCCTGCCCCAGGCACGCGCCCATTCGGCAGAGAGACCCAGGGCACGATAGTCAGGCTTGGCCGACAGGCGCAGGCCCTGGCCACCGATGGTTTTGTCCGTCTGGCGCTGCCGGAAGCCGGCGATCCAGCCATTATTGCGGATCAGGTCGCGGGCGCGTGCATCGATGACAGGGCGTTCGGACAACAGGTCGCCATCAGCCGACCCGCGATAGGGATGCCAGCCGGCCAGTTCCTGGCTCATCGGGTCGGCGGCATTATAGGCGGTGGGGGCGACATCCCCGCGCGCAGAAGCGCGGCGCAGGGACGCCAGTGGCGTGACGCCATCGGACGCCAGCAGCATCAGAACTGCACCAACCGCGCCGGCGGGCGGCCACCCTGCCCCAGCTGCCCTTTCAAGGCCTGGACATAGACGGACAGGCGGGTCGCGTCCGCCGGCGTATAGTTCACCTGGCGGCCGGAGGCATCGCGAATGGAGACCACCGACGTGCCCATTTGCAGGTCATGCAGCGCCTGTTCTGCCTGCGCCAGCCGCAGGCGCAGGGTTTCCGTGTCGGTCATTGTTGGCTCCATGGTCAGGCGAAGCGGGCAGCCAGCCGCGCCAGTCGTTCCTGTTCAGCTTTCGCCGGATCGGGCGGCTGGCGAACCGCGTTCGCAGGCAGCGCATCCACCCCGGCCTTGATCGCGGCGTCGCGCTCGCCCGTGGCAGCCAGCACCGCGCCGGCGGTGCTGGTGACGGCTTCCATCATGTCCAGCAGGTCCATCGTGCCGGCCTCTGGTGGAGCGTCGCGCTCCACCTCCAGCCGGTCCCAGTCGGTTTCCTCGAACTGCCTCCAGCCCAGCTTGTGGGCCAGCGCCTCGGAGTAAACCATCGTGTCCAGGGCTTCGTTCGGCTTTTTGCCTGGGTTCTTCCAGACATAGACCGTGAAGCCATCGCGCCGGATCTCCGGCACGCGCCGTTCGGCGGTCAGCTGGTCAAAATAGCCGTCCGGCAGGTCGGTGCAGAAATCGACATAGCCAATGGAAAGCGGGTCGGATTTGGACAGGTACTTGTAGAGGCTGGCCTTGATCTGGCTCACGCCCACATTGAAGAAATTCTTGGCATAGCGCTTGACCTTGCCGTCGCGCCCCCGGTCCTTGCGGATCAGGGCCAGGGGTGGGGCAGCATCGCCCTTGTCACCGCGCAGCATGAGGACGCGGCCTGGATGCTTGCGCACCCAGTCATAGACATCTTCGGTGTGGTAGTTACCATCGATGCCCGCCAGATCCAGGCCGCGCTTGCGCGCATTGGGCAGGCGCCATTGCCGCTTGATCAGGGCATCCAGCGCCTTGCGGGTATCATCCTCCCCGATGAAGCCTTCGACGACGCCATGATCAACCACGGCGCGGCGCTTGCCCCGGCCATAGGCCACGGCCTGCCATTCGACGCGGTCGCCCTGACAGTCGGCCGCCAGCACCAGCAGCGGATGGCCAAACGGAATGATACCGCGACGGCGTGACGATTGGCGCGCCCTGTCGCGCAGCTGTTCAGCGGGCGGGGCCTCGCCCTGGATATCGTAAGCCAGCCCGATCCAGTCGTTGAAGAACCCCTGTTCCGCCGCCGGGTCGCCCTTGACCTGGAACCATTTGCGCGCGATGTCGGCCCAGGTTTTCAGCGGGCTGTAGGCCGTCCAGAGATAGAGTCCGACGACGACGGCCAGGACATTCTTGGCCACCCACCGCCCGGCCTTGTTCATGGTGTAGCGGTGATGCTCGTCGATCCGCTTGCCGCAGTCGGGTGACGTGCAGGTGAAATGCGCGTCTTCTGGATGGGCCTCATCCAGGTTGGCCGCCATGTTCTCCCATTCCAGGGCCTGTAGGTGGCCGCAATGCGGACAGGGGACGTGGTAGCTTTCCTGTGTGGACTGGTCATACCGCTTGGAAATGCGGCAATTGTCCTTGATCAGCGGGGTGCCGATCTTCACGACCTTGCGGTCGGCAAAGGCGCTGGACCGGCTATCGGCCTGCACCTCCGGATCGCCGCCGTCGTTCGTGCTCCATTTCGAGAGATCGTCCTGGACCTGGATACGGACGGACAACATCGACAGGGAGGCCTCGGACGAGGCGCCCGAGATTTGCAGCCACGCGCGACCGTCCTTGGTTTCCTGGTACAGGTTGGCCGCACCTGCCTCCCGCTTGACGATGGTCGGCAGGATGGCGGCCAGGGCCGTGGTGGACTTGATGAAGGGCCGCCATTTCTGACGCGCCCACCGCTTGGCGTTACCCTCCGTCGGGTGCAGGTAGAGGATGTTTTCGCGGCCCCAGTCCAGATAGGCGCCACATAGGATCTGGGCGATCAGCGTGCCGCCCAGCTGGGCCGATTTCTTCAGGACGATGTCGTTGGCCGGGTGATCCGGCGCGCAGACCTCAAACAGCCGGTTGAAGAAGGGGAAGCGGTCGGGATCGTAAGGGCCGGGAAACTGTGACTGCCCCTTGTCCAGCTCCACATTCTTGACCGCCCAGGCCCGCATATCCATGGGTGGCGGTACGTCCAGCACCTCCGACAGGACCGATGCGGACAGATGCTCCGGACTGGCCAAGTATGAGAAGCCGTCCAGCGGCATGGGCTCACTCCATGGGTGCGGGTGCCGCCTCCTCTTCCAGGGTCAGCGGCACGGTGATGACGCTGGGGGCCGCCTTCAATCGGGCATCGGCCTGTTCTTTCAGGCGCAGGCGCAGGGCGCGCCATTCGCGATCCATCAGGGTTGACAGCTCGCGGGCGGACATGGGGGCTGCGACCTTGCCCGCCGCCCGCGCTTCCGCTTCGCGGCGGACCATTTCCGACGCGATGGTGCCGGCAACGTCGGGCAGCCATTGCTGGACGCCCCGAACAAACTGCGCCAGGTCACGGGCGAAGGCAGCGCGGGCTTCTGCGGTCAGTACGTAGGTGCCGCGCTTGGCAAGCGCCTTTTCCTTGCGGTCGGCAAGGTCCATCTCCGCGATTTCCGCCTTGGCGGCGTTGAACCGCTTGGCCGGATCGTTTGCGACCGCATCCCCCAGGCCCCCGTCAGGGACACCGGGGGACGCGGGCGGGTCAGGGCGGCGGGCTGCCAGGGTGAACAGCGTCTCGCCGGCCACCACCTCTGCCGGCTGGGGGACCGGTGGCGGCGGCAGCCTGGACGCGTCCGGCTGCCCGCCCCGGGCAAACTGCTGCCCCATGTCCAGGCTGTTGGAAAGCTGCTGGTCGGCCAGCCTGACATTGATCCGGGCGTTGCGGCCCGTACCCACAATCGCCGCCCCGTGGATCCTGCCCTTCGAAAGCCACTGGGACAGGGCGGCAGGCGTTACGCCCCGGTAGGAGGCGTAGTCTGTTTTCGAGACGATGGATGGGTCCATTTCACGGTCAAAGCCCCGCGACTTAAGCTGTTTAGTGGCGTCTTAAGCGACTTTAGGCTATTGAAATGCTTACTCTTTAGTGAACGTAAACAACCTTGCCGCCAGTATACTTCAGAGGCCAGGGAGGGACCCGCGACCGCGCAACTTTATTGCGTGGGTCGGCGCTGTTTTCGGGGGTGGGTAATATTGTTGCGCGCAACTTTATTGCGCGCCCCATCATCCGACCGACCTGACGGGGGGGGGCTTGTCCAGCTGCATCGTCAGCACCGCCTGATCAGACATCCCATGTCCCCACCGAACCCGGTTCGCGACGCCCAAATGAAACGCCCCGGAAACCATTCGGCTCCGGGGCGTGACTTTGACGACGATGCCAGATGTTGTGGTTGAGTGCGCCCCGCTGTCAAGATTTACCGTTCCGATCCGCATCAATCACCGACCAGATGACCTTTGCGTCATCGGCGTATCGGGCCAGCATGTCTGCGATCAGGCCGCGCACAACCCTATGACGGACAATGATTTTCCGCTCCACTTCATTGAGCGCGACCCGGTCAATGACGACCGCCCGCACGATGTCCAGCATCGACCATGACTTGCCATCGCGTCCCGCAAAGCGCCGGGAATCGGCCCGAAGCATGGCCATGAAATCGTTCACCCGACCAAGGGCGTGATGACCAGCCCGGTACGTCGCCAGATCCAGAGCGCCATAGCCGCCACCATCAACACGGATGGCGGACGGGTCCATGGCCCGCACGCCCCCGACACTGGCCCAGGCCAGCATTTCCGCCACCTGTTGGATTTCCTTGGCCGCGCGCAGCTGTTGAGCATCCAGCTTGCCCAGCCGATGCAGGGTCACGACGGGATCTTGCCTGGACGGCGGCCCCAGTTCCGGTGCCGGTGGAGATTGGCGGTTGAGCTGCGCCAGCAGATCAGCGTCCAGCGCGCCGCCGATATCGGCGATGACGGCATAGTCCGCATCCTCGGGCACCAGCCTTGCCAGCAGCACTTGGCGCAGCCGGATCATCTGCTGCCGTGCCGTGGCGTGCCCCGGATGCAGGGCCAACACCAGCTTGGCGTGCGCCACCTGGACTTGAACAGGACTGACACCCCGGCTGTCGCTGACACAGGCAGGCCGCCCCACCACAGGCCGCCCCAACTGTTCTGCCCTGTTCTGCGCCATGACCATCCCCCGTTCCTGGCCTTACACCCCGTCGCCATGCCCGTAAGGCGGGAGTAAGGCGGTCAACTCATTGATAAAGATTGAAGAAATGATAATTCCTTACATCCCTTACGCTCATTACATCCTTCCCCGCCGTGTGCGCGTGCATGTATGAGAAGCGCGCGTTACACGCGTGAAAGCGTAAGGTGCGTAAGGTGCGTAAGGCGATCAGCTAACCCATTGGCCTGTATGAAAAATGTGGGCTTACACCATGCCTTACGGTGCCCCTTACGCTCCCCACCAAGAGGGGGTAATCGCGGGGCGAACGCCGTTCGCGTGGTCGGTATCTGGCCATTACCACCGCTCCTCTTCGAAGGATTCATCCTGCACGGGTGGGGTTGGGGGCGTGCGCTTCTGCGCACTGCCCCCATGCCAATCCCAATAATCGCTCTTGTCCGTCTCTTCGGGGCAGACCGCCGCTAGAGGCAGAAAGGTGCAGCGCTGCAGCTGGTTGCCGATGCTGACGCCATTCTTCGACACGCGGGAACCGGGGACGCGGCGAAGCGCCTGCATCCATCCTCCCGGCTGTCCGGATCGCCCCTGTTTCCAATGCGTATCGGCAAACAGGGTGCCCAGCACCGTGTTGCTGTTGGCTACGGCAATCCACCGCTGCGCCGTCTCGTCAGGACTGCCGCGATCAAGGATGACCTTGATGCCATAGACGGCCAGCGCCTGTTCCGCAGTGGCGCGCACGTCATAATCCGTGTGATAGGCGGCATCATGGATATACTGCGCGATGGTCCGCCGCTGCCCGCTGCGAAACTGGTCCGCCATCGAGGTCATCAGTTTATAGACGCATTGCTCATGGTCCGGCCTGTCGCCGGAGAGAACGGCAAGCGATTCCGCGTTCAACTGCCGGGTCAGGCGCATAAGATCGTCATCATCCTCCGCAGGCACCCCCTGCCGAAGCACGATCCATGCACCCGCCAGAAGCGTTCCGAACACGTCGCACCCGCGGCCCTTGTGCCCCTGCCGGGCCAACGCCGCCCGGCATACGGGCAGAACAGCCTGGAACCGCGCCCACCCCTCGCTTGCCTGATGCAGCAGCCCCGCTCCCACCTGTCGCAGACGTGACAGGTCAATGGCCCCCAGAGAAGCGCCCGCCGGCAGTTCATCCAGATCCAGTTCCGCCAACCGCGATCTGTCCTGGCTATCCAGGGGTGGAATCAGGATGCTGGAGAAGAAGAACGCGCACTGGATCGGATACTCGGACGCCTGCCCATCCTTGCCGCCACGCCTCAGCTTTCCGCCTGACGCGGCGATACGGGCCAGCTTGATGATGGCGCTGGCTTGAGCTTCATTGTCCGGGTTCGGCTCCAATTCATCGATGGCAACGGGTTGGCTGGAATTGCCTTTGGTCTGGTACAGCGACGCCGCCGTGGCATTGGCCGCGCGCAGCAACCAGCGTCCCATGATATGTTCCAGCACCACATCCTGGAGGGTGGACTTACCCGTCCCCTTGTCGCCGGTGACCCAGACAACGGGTCGAAACGCCACCGCGCCCCCCAGGAAGGCAGCGACGATCCATCCCATCATCAACCAGGGGTCAAGGTCGGGCCTTCGCCAATTCCACCGTTGGAGCAGCCCGAACAGCTCCTCCCCCGGCGTCATTGGGTCTCCAGGGTCCGGGGCTTTGGGGCCAAATATCGCCTCTGCCGCCGAATACACCATCTCGCCATGGCGGCCCGGTTCATACCGGACGCCATCGATATGCACCCTGTCGCCAAGGTGCAGGACCAGCCGCCCCTTGTCGTCAGTCCAGGAGCCAACGGTGCGCAGGCGGTCGCGTGGCGACCACAGTCCCTTGCGCGCGCAGGCGGCCATCAGCCGTTCCTGCACTGCCTCTGATCGCCAGCCTACCACCTCCCCCGCATCGTTCAGACGCGGGAAGTGGTCGTAAAGCCAGGAATGTGCTGGTGTGAACAGTCCCAGCAACTTGCTTTTGCCGTGTTTTTCATCCGTGACGGCCCGGAACTGTCGTCGCGCATCCAGGTAGTAATAGAGGTCATCCTCCGCCCCCAGCGGCTCTACCGGACAATCCAGGCGCAAGCCCGTCTCCGGATTGATGGCCGCCGGGTTCTCGTCCGGCGGCACATAGGTTTTCGCTGCCGCAAACAGGGGCGACAGGCTACCCCCACCCCCCGGTGCGGAGGAAACCTCCTCCGTTGGGGGGGGCGGGGGGTCTTCAACGTCGCCGGCCTTCGCGGCCTTTCGGGCTCTGTCCTTCTCCCGCTTTCTGTCGGCTTCATCGATCTGGGCCTGGATTTGTGGTAGCGCATTCGCACCTGCCTCTGTGACGAAACCAGCCACGTCATCCACCATCCCGGTGGCTTTCAGTTCGTCACCGATTGCCTTGTCCACCACCTCCATTGGCTGGCCACGGCGATAGACGACACGCCACAGCTCCCCGCCTCTGCTGGCGGGCGGTGCGACCAGATGGCCATCATGCGTGACCATACGCAGCAACAGCCGCGCGGCTTTCAGGGAAAGGCTGACCTTGCTCACAGTTTTTCCTTGGGGCCCGTCCGGCGGACCGGGCGTTGGCTTGGGCGTCTCGCCCGTCATGGCAGACACCCATCCGGCGGCGGCACCTCGACGGTGCGCAGCAGCCGCGCCCCGCCGGCCGACAGGTGCCATTTCACATTGTCCAGCATGCGGTCCTGCCGCCCGCCGGGTTGGCGCCAGAACGCCAGATAGATCGTGCGCGTCTCCGCCGGCACGGCGATGCGCTGCGCATGGCGCCAGCTTGGGGTGGCCCAGACACTGCCCGGAGCCTGATCCAGCAGCACCAGCCCGCATTCCAACCCGATGGCGACGGACAGATGGTCTCCCGCCGGCCCGAACCGCATCTCCGGCGGGCCGCCGCCCTTACCATCCCCTCCCAGGGTCAGACCGCTGGGCAGTGCCTGGCGGGGCCGGTCGGGATCGGCAATCACGGCCCGCCCGATACCGTCGGGAGCCAGGAACCGGCGATACAGGCCCGTCACCCTGCCCGTCCCCATTGCTGCCAACAGGCAGGGATGGTCGCCAAGGTCGTGGACCCGCCCGTCAATGCCGCGCCACCCATAGGGCGCCATGCAGGCACGCAGGGTCGGCGGCAGGTCCGCCGATGTGTAGCGGCGCAGATAGGTGGCGACCGCCGGCAGGTCGGAAACCGGCCCGGCGCTGGCCCACAGCAACGCTGCCGGATCGCCATCCGCCACTGACCTGTCCGGCACCACGGCTCCCGGCGCCTCCGCGGGTTGGGGTTGCCCCCCTCGTGCGGAAGGATGCGCTGCTGCCGGGCGGGGTTGGGGGAGCACGCTTTCAGGGATGGGAACCGTATCGGTCTGCCCCTTGTCCAGCCCGTCCTTCACAACGCGGCGCACTTCCTTGTCCGTCCAGTCCGACTTGCCACTGCGGGCGGCCATGTCCAGCCCGGCCACGATCAAATGCTGTTCGGCATATCCCCGCGACAGGTTGCCCTGCCCAATCCGGGACCCGACCGCCGCGCAGGCCGCGAACAGGGTATGGTGGCGCGTGCCTGGCCCGGCAGCCCGGATGCGGGCGCATTCATCGTCCAGCACCCGCCGAACATAGGGATGCAGACCCGTCACCTCATAGGCGCGAGGTTCCTGTGCCGAAGCGGTTGCAGCAACCAAGGGCCGCCGCAAGCGCTCCAACAGCCATTCCGGGCTGTCGGCCACCCGCACATCAGCGGGGTCGCAACCCGGATCGAACGCATACCGGTTCTGGAAATCCGGATGTCGGGACGGGGGTAGAACGATGTATCCGCCTTCCGCCCGCGTATCCAGACCATTACCCAGCCGCTTCTGTACCGAATTCTTCAGATCCTCCGGGCCGACCCCGTCGGGCCAGCGGAAGAACCAGTGCCGACCACCGGACGGTGTCGTCTGCTGCACTGTGTGCGGCAGGACAAGCCCTTCCTGGGCATAGGCATCCAGGGTCTTGAACCCGTTCTTGTGCTTGGCCGGATCGGGGTCACTCTCACTGATATCGGCATCCAGCACCCAGACGCCGCTGGCCCGTGAACAATGAAGCCCGATATCCGCGTCAGGCCAGCGCTTCCACCACGCCTCAATTAGGGCCGGATTGCCTGTGGCGACCAGACACCCGAACTTCGTTTCAACCTTGTCGCCGATGCGCCGCTGCACTCCCTTGAAGCCCGCCTCAAGCCATTCTTTTTCCCCGAACGGCTTCTTGGTGCGCGCGCGCAATGGGAATATTTCCCAGCCCATGGCAGCATAGCCCATGGCATGGTGAAGCATTGGCAGCTTGGCCATCGCGGTCAAAGCACCCTCCCTGGGGAGGCGATATGGCAGAAGCCCAGTGCTATGGCGCGAACTCGGTTCGCACTTGGCGCAACTATGCCGGCGCATAGGCCCCGGCCATCCACGTGCCCACTGACCTTTTTCATATGCTTATACACACGATTGCGCAACACCACTTGACAGTGTTGGGCAATCGTGTGTATAAACAATTCAGCGAAACGAAGGAGGGAGCGCGGATGAAGGTAAGAGAAGTGATCGCCCGGTTGACAGCGGACGGGTGGTACGAAGTGCGGCAGAACGGGAGCCATAAACAGTTCAGGCACCCCACAAAACCCGGCCTCGTAACCGTCCCTGTTCATGGCGGCGACATATCGATCCAGGTGATCGTCTCTATCGAAAAACAGTCTGGTGTCCGCCTCCGATAGGGGGCGGACCACCAACTGAACATCCTCTCCCCCGGCACTGCCAGAATGGAGCGCCCAGAAATGCTTAAGATCGCCTACCCGGCAATCTTCATCGCCCCGGATGCTAACTGCTCTTCCTACAGCGTCCTGTTCCCCGACCTGCCCGGATGCATCTCGGCAGGGAACAGCCTCGAACACGCCTTCCTGATGGCGGGTGAAGCCCTTGAACTCCACCTGGACGGCATGGCGCAGGACGATGAAAAGCGGCCTGCCCCGTCCAGCCTGGAACAGGCGCGCCGCCTGTTCATCACGGACTATGAAGGCAGCAACGATCTCATCGCCGCTGTGCAGCTGGTGCCGGCCAAGGTGCCCGGCCGCACCACCCGCATCAATGTCTCGTTGGACCAGAACCTGGTCGAACAGATCGATGCGATCACCGACAACCGTTCTGCCTTCCTGACCATCGCCGCCCGGGCCGAACTGGCCCGACGCCGCACCGCCGCCTGACATCACGCCACGCATCGCAGCCTCCTGACCCTCTGGGGGCGCGATGCTGGCACATAGGCCCTGGCTATCACGTCCCGCCGCGCCCGCTCCGCGCGCACCCGCCAGACATCGGCGCTGTCGATCAGCTGGATCAGGCGCAGCGACAGATCATCTGTGCGCAGCCTTCCCTTGCGCGCCCGCATGCCAAGGGCGGCCCGCACCTCGTCATCCAGCATGACCAGGGGCCGCCGTTCGGCGATCAGCATGGCCAGCGCCAGGGCGCGCAGCGTGTCGATATCCATCGTCATGCCCGCACCAGCTCAACAAAGCCCAGGCGGCCTGCCGCCTCGGGTCGCCAGACGTACCAGGCGAAGGGGACGCGGGGGCTTTCTTCGCGTTTTCCGGGCTGGGGGTGGAACCAGCGGGGCCGCTTAGTCACGATCATCTGGCGGTCAAACGGCACGGGCGGCGACCAGCCGTCGAACAGGTCCATACGGTCGGCCGCCGCGATCCAGTAATGGGGCAGCAGCATGCACACCATCCCGCCCACCCCGGCCATCAGGGACAGGGCATGGCGGACAAAGGCGACGCCCAGATCGCCATAGGGTGGATTGGTGAAGATGGTGCGCACGCCGGCGGGCGGTTCCTGATAGGTCAGGAAATCGCGCACCTCATGGCCCCAGCCCAGATCCTGGATATCGCTGGCCACCACGGCATAGCCCTGCGCTTCCAACGCCCGGCACAACAGCCCCTGCCCGCACGCCGGCTCCCACACCACGCCCGTCAACTGGATACGATGCAACACCGCCGCCGGCAGCCATCGCTCTATCGTCTGATAGGCGTCGTGGGCCACGCGGTCATAACCCGTTTCGCCCTTCTGGGGGGACTTGCGCAGTTTCATGCGGCCACCTCGCGAACCGGGTTCGCACGCAGTCCCAGCGCATGCGCCACGATGCCGGCACCCGACAGTTCAACCGTCCGCGCCACGCGCAACAGGGCCAGGGTCAGGGGGTGCATGTCCGCCGGCAAGTGATCCAGCGCGTCGAGGGGGAAGCCGCGCCGGATCAGCCCGTCCGCCGCCATGCCGGCGACAATCAGCGCGACAGGGGCCGTGTCCGGCAGATGCAGACCGACAGCGCCGGTCAGACCGACATGCACCATGACGGGCCAGTCCTGCCCGTCATGGTCGATGCGGCTGGTAAGCGGGATCGTCGCCATCACGCCTCACATGTCCGTATACAGGTCTGCGGGATCTCTGGGCTGGGCTGCTGCCACCCCGTTGGTGCAATGCGTGCGGCGCAGCCAGCGCGGATCCTCCGGCGGGGTCGCATGCGGCTTCAGATCGACACGGGTGAAATCATTCATGGCCTGTCTCAGGGCCTCGCGATGGGCCGGCGCCGGGTCAGCGGCGCAGATCTGTGCCGCCACGCGAAAGGCGCGGCGCGTCTCCGTCTCGCCCTCTACCGCCACCATCTGCTGTGCCGCATCTGTCAGGTCCGTCAGGGCCTTGGCATCATCGGGCGACAGGGTCAGGCGCAGCGCTGCCATCAGGGCGCTCGTTTCGGCGGGCAATGTGCGGGGGGGCATCATGACAACCACCCCCTGGCTTCACCCGCCACCATGCAGGCGATGACGCCGATCATGTAGATGACGGTACCGCACAACAGGATGATGGGACCCCAGGCGATGGGACGGCTTCGTTGACCCTGGACGGGATCAGGCATGGCGCACCCCCTTCAGAATGAGATGTGATGGCAGCCGTACCGGATGCGGGCCGCCGGCCCGGGCACCCGTCTTGACCAGCTTGGCCCATGCCGGCCCGCCGCGCCGCACAGGCCGGGCGTCGGCATCCTCCGTGAACAGAAGCTGGGGCAGCAGCGACAGCAGGCAGACCAGGACCAGCGCGCGCGCACCCATGGCTATCTTCCGCGCCCATGGCTCCACGCCGGGCACCAGCTCCGCCAGGGCCATTGCATCGGCCACCCGCATATCGGGCGGCAGGCCGGGCGCATCGACCAGACCCGCCAGACGATCCAGCAGCCGGTTAACCCGCGCTTCCTTCTGGGCAAGCCGTCCCGCCAACTGCATATGTTCGTGCGCCTTGACCACGGCGCGCGCGTACCAGATTTCCCGCGCCCGTTCCGGGTCCAACCCGGCCAGACGGGCCGCGCGCACGATCTGCGCCTTCACACTTTCGCCGGGGCGCGGATGATGCAGCAGCCGGTGCAGCATCTGCAGGGCCTCTGCCGCCGCTTCCGCCGGGGTGACCACCACCGGCGGCCCCATGACGTCGTCAACCTGCATGGGATTTCTCCCATGGCTTTTGCACGCCTTCCCACCGGTCGCACAGCATGCTGGCGCAGAGATCAGGAAGGGGATCGCGATGGCCTGGACGGAAGACGGATACGAGCGCCACTGCGCTGGGCCACGCCGGGCCCTGCGCCTGCGCATGGCCGACACCCTCGACCGCGCGGCGGAAAACGGAGGCATAAAAGCGCCGGCAATGGTCGCCGCCGATCACGGACGTGGACAGCCACACCGGCTTCGCTTCCTCGCGGAACACCTGCGGCAACAGGTCTGGATATGACGGTTCAAGAAGGACGGGGCGGGCCTCTCTGTCGCACAGCGGCCCGCCCCGCCAGGAATCCCCCGCACGATGGCCGGCGGGGGCGGAGGAAAGGGGTGAAGGGGGAGCGGCGGCGGTCATGCTGCATTCCTGCGTACAGGAGCGTAAAGGTCAGGACGCAGCATGCGGCCTTGGACCTTGCCTTCCGTCCACTCTTCAATGGCCGGCAGCACCTTTGGTGGGTAAAGCCGCGCTTTGCCCCATTTCTTCAAGGAGGACAACGACCACCCAAGGCCGCTTGCGGCGTCCTCAAGGGTCAGGTCATTGTCTTTGAGGTATTTCCGAAAGGCGTCCATATGAAACAGGTACACAAATTGTGTCCCCATCTTCAACAGAAATGTGATCGCCCAACCACGCAATCGGATCACAGGCGGTGCAATACACAGCCTGTGATCCCGCCGCTATAGTCCCGCTATGGTAAAAACGCCGCGCAAATCCGGGCACCGGCTCATCTCCCAGGTGCCAACCGGGCCGCACGCCAACCGTTTGGGACAGGCGCGCGTAAAGGCAGGCCTGTCTCAATCCGAACTTATTGAACGGTCCGGTTTGTCCGAAAGCTACGTTAAACAGATGGAATCGGGCCGTCGGGCGCTGACCGCCGACGCGCTACTGGCCCTTTCTCAGGCCTTGTCCTGTGCGCCCGAAGACATCGCAATGCCTGACCCGGACACCCAAATCAAGGAAGCGATCCTGCTGGCCCGCTTCCGCATGATGGCAGAGGATGATCGCCAGCTTTTTCTTGCGACCGCGCGCCGGCTGGCATCAGCATAGCCACTGCCAACAGCGCGTCTTGTGCAGCCGGTGACAGCCCGCGCCATACCCCAATCAGCTCCGCCTCTTCCTTAACCTGTGCCATTACAACCGCCAGATTATCGCCTGCGCCTTCATTATGTGACTGCTATCCTAGACCATAGGACTTTAATAGCAATCCCCCTTCGCGCGGACCCCATCCTAAAGCTCATGTCTGACGCAGATGACGCTGCGGATGAAACATGCATACTATGGCATGCCGTCCCGGTGGGGGAACGACAGTGCGCGGACGGTCCACGGTCGGTGCGGGTGCGTGCCCGCATAAAGGTCGGCGTTGGCAAGCGCCGGCCACCCCACTGGGCGGCTTGCGCAGCCTATCCAAAAGGATGGGTTCTGCGCAACCGTGAAAATGCATGCTACAATAGACCTGCGCGCAACGATTGCACACAGATGTATGCTTCTCCGGGCGGTGTTCACATACTGTTAATCGTCGCCACGCAGATTCAGCACCATCAATCGACCCAGGACCACATGGGCATGGCCCTGCGCCTCCTGGAATCGCCCAAGACGCACCGCCGTCGCCAGGTCCGCTACGGCGTCGCCCAACTGCGCCCGAACATCTTCGGGGGGTGACCCTGCTAGGGCCATGACTTCCACTCTGGTTATCGGCGGGGTGCCCTTGCCTGTCAGGGCATCGGCAATGCGCTGACAGATATCAACCGGCAGGTGCGGCCGGCGGTACAGGTCCGCATTCTCATAGCGCTGGTAGGATGATGCGCCCCGCCAACCGGCTGCAATCGCCAGCTGGCGCTTTGAAAGCCCCGCCCGGTGGCGCAATGCCCTCAGCTTTTCCGTAACCAATGCCGGCTCCGCCCTTCGCGCTGGATAGTGCGCGCCATTGTGCGCGGTGACGGTGTACGCGGTCGGCGTTGTACTTTAACGCAGATCACGCCAAGCCCCGCTGAATGGCTGGGATTCGTGTCAGGCAACACAGCCGCCCGCAGGCCAGAGGCATGGGCACAACGACCTTTTCGGCCTCACCGAAAATAGGGACACAAATTGTGCACCATTTTTCGCTTGCGGATAGGGACACAACATGTGTACCTGTTTAAGGCGCGAACGCGGTTCGCCATCGCACGGAGGTCACCATGCACCCCGCCCTCTTACTGCTGCTTGTGGCGCATCTGGTCACGGGCCTGATTGCATTCCTGTCCTACTTCTGGCTGCACGACTGGCTGTACCCCGGCCACGACGTGAAGCGCCTTCATGCCGTGGCGCTGATCCTGGCCTGGCCTGTCGCCGGCCCCGTCCTGTTTCTGCCGCTGGCCCTGCGTGGTCTGCGGCTGATCCGGCTGTAAGGGAGAGGGCCATGCTGACCCAATCGCTTCGCCCCGGCGCGCGGGCTGGGCTGTCCACCCTGGTCGCGATCCTTTACCACCCCCTGCCGCCCTGTCGGCAGAACACCTTGGCCGCCGCCATCTTCGGTTCCCTGACAGCGGAAAAGCCGCTGGGGCTGGAATATCGCCGCCTCGGTATCGTGTCGGGCGAACCAGACCTGGCACAGGTCACCCTGTGCCCGGCACTGCTGAAAGAGGCGGGCCTTTTGCCCGATGGCGCGGCGGTGTTTCCCGTGCTGCGGGCGCTTGACGCCCTGCCTGCATCGGCCCAAACCACGGTGGACGTGAACAACCGCCACATCCCCGCCATCGTGATCGATCCCATCCTGATCCGGGCCTTACTGACCATTGATGGTCAACTGCCCCCGGCTGGCATCATGGCGGCCGCCACCGCCGGGGCGGCCTGACATGGGCAACGATCTGTTCACGGCATTGGCCGAACCGCATGAGGATGGCAGCATCACCTTGCTGCGCCCCATGCCCGTCGCCACGGCACGGGCCACCGTGGCCGCCCACGGCACGCCGCGTGCGCGGCTGATGCGGGTGGCCCTGCACCTGACCGCCTTCTATGACGGCCCGCCCGCCCGCTGGCCCGCGACGCCCCTGTCGGCACCTGGATTGCCGGGCGCCGGCGTACAGCAGCTGGGCGTGATCACTGACGATGGCAGCGGCCTGATCCTGCCCCAGGGCTGGGATATCGAAGACGCCTACGCCGAAGCCGTCGAAATCCGCGAGGCTGGCCGCATGGCCCGCATCGTCGGCCTGACCTGGACCCCCCTGGTCGCACCCGTCGCCGCCTGACCCTTTCCCTTTCTCATGATCACGCCCGGCCATGCGGCCCGGGCGAATGGAGACGCGCATGTCTTTACCGACCTACGACGACGCCTTACAGGCCGCCCGCACGGGCAAGCCCTCGGCAAGCTACCTGCAACGACACTTGCGCATCGGCTACACGCTGGCGGCGACCTTCCTTCGCCAGATGGAGCTGAGCGGGGCCGTGACCGCCCCCGACCGCCATGGCAAGCGCCACCTGATCACCCAGACGAAGGAGGCCTGAACCATGGCCAACGCAGCCGTTAAACAGGACCCTGCCGCCCTTGTGGCCGAAGCCATTACCGATCTCCAGCGTGTTGCCGATGCCGCCGCCACCCTGACGGAACCGCGCGCTGGTGAGACGAAGGGCGACTATGTCCGCCGCATGCGCCAGGAACGGGGCATGTCGGCCAAACAGTTCGCGACCGCCGCCAGCATCACGGCCAAACAGGCAGGCCAGGCCGAAAGCGACCCTGACAAGTTGGGCAACCTGAATGACTGGCTTCGAATTGAACGCACCCTGGACATCCCGACCTACACCCTGTCCCATTGGGGTCAGGCGAAACCCGACAAGCCCGACAACGCCTTCGGTCGCGCCAAAGACAAGCCCCATGAAGGCGAAACGCGTGGCGACTATCTCCAGCGCATCCTGACCCTGCGTGAAATGGATACCGAACAGCTGGCGGATATGCTGGTCCTGGATCCGGACGAGGTGCGCCAGGCGGTGGAAGAGCCGTGGCGGCACCTCTATGGCCAGGATGTGTTGTGGGAGGCGATTGCCACCGGCCTGAACCTGCCGGTGGATTACATCCTGTCCACACCGGTTCATGCCCCGGTGGCGGACCTCTCCCCCACGATGGATCGCGACGCGTCCGCCACGCCGGCCGACGCGGCACCGATGCCAACGGCAGAGAATGGCGCCGTCATTGCCTTGGCTGTCGATCAGATCAAGCCGCAGAACTATCGCCGGACCTTTTCAACGGCCTCGCTGACGGAGCTGGCGCAAAGTCTTGCCGCACAGGGGCAGCTGCAACCCGTTCTGGTGCGCCCTGCCCCCGGCCATTGGGCGTTGATCGCCGGCGAACGCCGGTGGCGCGCGGCGCAGCTGGGGATCGAACAGGGCATCCTGCCCGCCACCTTCACCCTGAATGCCACCGTCCGCACCGACATCGATGCCGACGCGCATGTCTTGGCCAGCTTGGTCGAAAACCTTCAGCGCGAAGACGTACCCCCGCTGGAGGAGGCCGAAGCCCTGGCCCTGGCCCGCAAGCGGTGGAGCGCGACAGAGATCGCCAAGGCCATCAGCAAGACGCCGCGCTTCATCCAGCAGCGGCTGGCCCTGGTGGAGAAACTGTCCGGCCCGACCAAACAGGCTTTGGCCGATGGCGACATCACGGTAACCTTTGCCCGCCTCCTGGCTCGCGTAGGCCCTGCGACACAGGCCGAATTGCTGGTGGAAATCCGCCGCGGATATTTCGGTACGGCAAAGCAGCTGGAGGAACGCATCCAGCGCCTGACCTTCGATCCCGATAAGGCCATCTTCAGTCCGCTGCTCTATAACGGACCAACCATCACCGACGAAGATAACAAGCTCTGGTACACCGACCTTGGGCTGGTGAAGAAACTTCAACTCGAAGCGGCCAAAGACAAGGCGGCCGAGCTCCGGCAACAGGGCTATGGCTATGTAGAGGTCATTGAGGGCGGGCACTTTAGCGCCGTCGATGGCGGTTACTACATGCAAGAGCGGAACCTGACCATTCGCAAGGGCGACCGCCCCTTGCCCGCCGGCGCCCACCGCGCCGCCATCATCGCCATCAAGAATGACCTGTCGGTGGAAATCCACGCGAACCTGGTTCGCACGGACACGAAGCCCACCTCGCCCAAGGCCAAGGCCGCCGCCGCTGGCACCATCGTTGACCCGTCACAGTTGGTGGGCGAAGGACAGAGGCTCTACGCGGAAAAGGCCCGCACCCGCGCCTTGCAGGCCGCGATCATGCGCGATGAACAGGCCCAGATGGCCGTGGTGGCCATCGGCATGTTGCAGAAGGCCAGCTGGGGTCAGCCCATCAGCTTTCGCGATGAACATTGGCCTCCACACCGCCTGACGGTTCTGCCGGCTTTAAGCGAACAGTTGCAGGAGGTGTTGGACACCTATCCCGGACTGTTGGCGGACCTGACAAAGGAACCGCGCGGCGGCGTTGGCGACCGCCTGGATAAGGCTGAACACCCGCAGGTGGTCCTGTGGCACACACTGATGACCATGGAGTATGAGGACCTGGTCGCGCTGATCGGGCTGTTGGCCGCCGCCCGCGTCATGGCCGGCAATGGCGGTTTTGAGTTGGGCGAACAGGACCTCTGCATCGCCATGGCCGACAGCCTGAACGTCCAGATGGACGTCAAATGGCAGATCGATGCCGAATACCTGTCGACCCTGAAGAAGCCGCAGCTGATCGCGCTGGCCCATGCCATCGGCATGTTCACCATGGCCCGGCAGATGGCAGACGGCGCCAAGAAGGAACACACGCAGCGCGGGGCCTTCACCGGCCTGAAGATGGCCGCAATGGCCGCCGCCATCCTGGATTATGTGCAGACCCACAATATCCGCTATGTCCCGCCGGAGCTGCGCTTCCTGCGCAAGGATGAAGCGGTAGAGCGTACCCGCGCCGAACTCGCCGATGGCGCTCCATGCAGCTGGATTGAGAATGGCCCCGCCGATCCCGCCCCACCCCATCCGGCCTGGGCACGCCAGCCGACGGCGCCGCCGCCACTGACCCCGACAGAACCCGACGATGACGCCGGCGACGACGATGGCGACGTCGAAGATCTCGACACCGACGAAGCCGCCTGATGCGGCCCGTGTGCGCCGGCGGACAGGCGCGGAGCAACCATCATGCATGACATGCCCCATCTTTACGCACCCACACCCGCGCCCGATCAGGCCGCGATGCGGGCCGATCTCCTCCACCGTGCGCTGGAAGAGACCGGCAAGCTGTCCACCGCCCTGGATCTGGCGGAACGCGCGTGGCGCTTCATCCATCCCTGGTCAATGACTGCTGCCATGGTGGCGGACCTGAAGGCCTCCATCTGGGACGCCCCAATGGAAACCGAACCGGCCATGCCCCCCCCCAGCGCCACACCAGCACAGGCAGCTCCTGCCCCCGCTACGCCGGCGGGCGCCACTGACGGCATGGGCACACAGGTCGTGGTCGACCCGCCACCGGAGAAGCTGGCCACCGAACCGGCGGCATCTGCCCCGGCTCCGCCGGCACCGATCCCGCAGATCTACCAGCCAGCGGCAAAGGCAGCAGCGGAGGAAAGTCAGGTCCGGATCTGGACGGCGGAGGATGAGGCGCGGCTGCGCCAGCTCTACCACGCCGGCAAGACGGACAATCAGATCGGCAAAGAGCTGGGCCGCAGCGCCAAAGCCGTGTCGATCCGGATTGCCAAGCTGAAGCTGAAACAGGACCGGCAGGGCCAGAGCAATGACGGGGGCGATGGGTAGCTCCCCTGCCCCACCATCACCACCCGCGCCAGCCCCGCTTGTGCCGGCGGTGACGCCGGCACCCTACCGCAAACCGGTTGAACTGCCGCCTGCGCCCAGGCGCAGCAACCGCCCCTCTGTCAGCAAATCTGGCCAGGGGCGGCGGGGCGTCAGCAACGCCGATCAGGCCCTGATCGACCAGGCCATCGCCGAAGGCCGCGTCACCAAATGCGCCCCCGGTGCCGACCTGTCGTACCGGCCCAGCTGGTGGAAATGAAGGAACTGACAATGCACCACCCACCCGGCCACAGCAAAGCCACTCGCGCCGCTGTGGAACAGCTGCATGCGATGCACCGCGCTGCCCAGGCACAGGCCCGACGTGAAACCCAGGCCGCCCGCGCGGATCTCGGACGTGTCCGGCGGGCGGCCAAGGCGCTCTTGAAAACGCTTCGCCGCCTGCCGGTCGGGACCGTGCCGGAACCGACCGCCACCCACCTAACCATCAAGATTGGGGCGTTGACCAACGCCCTGACCATTACGCCCACCGAAGACGGCCGCATCCCCCTGGCGGACAGGGGCGGAGATATTGACATGACCAATCCTAACCCCGTGTCCCTGCCCATCGCCATCAACCGAACGCCCGGCACGCCGCGCTTCGAACAGCTCCTTTCCGAGGCGCAGGCAGTGCATGCGACCTGGGGGACGGCGACGGAAGCCCAACGCGAGATGGCACGGGCCATCGCGACCGCCGCCATTCTGACCTATGGCGACATGGACACGGTCATGTTCCAGCAGTTTCTGGACCGCGGCATCTGGAACGACCATTCCGCCGTCCAGTCCGCGCTGATCGCCATCCGCATGTTGCCGGCCATGGACTTGCTGGCCGCCAGGCTCAATCTCGCCAAGCTGGCGATAGAGGTTGAGGCAGAACGCTATCCAGGCACGCCGATGACGACTGACCAGGCGCGGACAGACAGCGAGAAGGAACTTGTGTCCATCTTGGACAGGATCGGCGGCATGGCCGTCGGCATGATGGAGGACCCATTTCAGGCTGACGGGCTTACCGGGACAACGCTTTCGGTCGTGATGGACATCCTGACGGAACGTCGGCGACAGGCCGACAAAGGCTGGACGCCGGCACACGACGACGAACATGACCAGGATGGCCGCCTCGCCATCGCCGGCGCCGCTTACGCGCTACAGGCGATCACGCCGGCAGCGACCACGGCCACACCCTCCGATGAGGGCAAGCGACCATGGGAATCTCCGACCATCACGGAAGGCCCCCTCAGTCGCGGCAAGATTGCCCAGCTGCTGACGGCCCATTGCGTGGCCCTGTCGCCCTGCAATCACACAAAGCGCCTGACACCGCGCGAACAGCTGGTCAGGGCGGGAGCCTGCATCGTGGCAGAGATTGAGCGCATCGACCGCACCAGCAGCACGACGGAGGCCTGAACGATGACTTCCATTTTCCTGGCCCTCTTCAACACGGACACGACCGGAAAGCCCATTGAGGTGGCCGCACCCGGTTACACGCGCCAACCTGTGACACTGATTCCTTCAAGACAGCATGAAGGTGTTTACACCAACAGAGACGGAGTGGATTTTGCCATCCCAAGGGAAGGATGGGGCATCATTACGAGTGCCGGCATCATGTCGGCGAGCGGTGAAGCTTTGGTTATTGCTGAGCTTACAACACCTCGGGACACAAAGCTGGCGGCGGTACCCGACAACTATAAGCTTGGGGATGCATCATTTCTGTCATTCCGCCCCGGGGGCCTTGTGGTGCCTGCCGAGCGCGTTTCTGAGATGTTCAGCACAACCGTGGCACTCGCAACCATGACTGGCAGCACCCTCCCCAACGCCGACCTGATCGAAAAACTGTGCCAGAACCTCGCTGTCCAGACCGTCAGCAACGCCATCGCACTTCAGTCCATGGTGGGCGGAACCGACCCTGACTTGCAGAAAGCTGTGGATGAAGCGCCGACCCTGATTAAGGCGGCCGGTCACGACATGGATGCGCTGTTCCCTGTCGACGATCGGCCCACGGCGATCTTCCCCGACGATGCTGATGCCCCACCATCGCCCGCCACGCCTATTTTGGAGCTGCAGCCCACCACCCTGATCACGACGGCCAACGACGAACAGATGGCCGCCGTATTCTACTGGATGGATGAGGATAACAGTGCAGCGGACATGCACATGCTGGCCGCCGCCCATGGGTTCCGCCTCCAGTATCTTGAGATATCAGACGATCCTAACGCGTCGGAGGAACTCTCAACCCGATACGATAACGGCGAAAATGTGCTGGCCGACTGGAACCCAACCCCACCAACCCCCGACCACAAGCTGGCATACAAGTGCGACAGCGAAAATGGCCCCTTCGCATGGTTCATCGCCCCGCTGTCCCGCACTGACCGCGACGCCATCCGGCAAGGCTTCGTGAAGGCGTTGAAGGTGGAGGGCTGATCCATGGAACCGACCCCCGCCGATTGGCAGCCTATCGAAACGGCCCCCACCGCCTGGACGCGCGAACACAGCTTCGACCTGGATGGACGAACGATCACCATCCGCAATGGCCCCGTTATCAAGGTGAAGGGTCCATACGGACCCGAAATAGAAGGCGAAGCCATTGCCTGCTGGGCACAGCAGCAAGGCTTCAACCATGGCCAGGAGCCCCATTGGTGGAACCTGACCACCGAGGAACCCCTGGTTTTTCCGCCTACCCTTTGGCGCGCCCTGACACCGGGGGAGGAGGCGCAACTTGATCATCTAGGCAACACAGATGCGCCCGCCGACGGTGCGTCGCCCCCTCCCCCGCCACCACTGCCGCCAGCCGTTAACTCCGAAATTCTGGAGGCCCGGAAGCAGGTCTTCGGATGGGCATGGCGCGCGCACGGCGGCAGCCTCGCGAAGTGGGCCGATCGCTGGGGCCGCATCATGTGGCTGTCTGGCCAGCCGGAGGGCACCGACCCGGACGGCGTCATCACCGCCGATCTGGGCGATGGCTGGACCCTCAACCAGGATCTGGCCCTGGACTGGGACCTAAACCGCCCCTCCTACACCCGTCTCGCTGCATCCCTGATCCGCCAGATGGCGAAGGAAGCGGGATACGAGATCAAGGGAGAACCGATATGACCGACCTTCCCAGCATAGCCCTGTCGGTGCGCCAGCCCTGGGCATGGGCCATCGTTGCCGGCCACAAGCCGGTAGAGAACCGCACGGCTGCTGCCATCCGCATGGGCTGCATGACCACAGGCCCCATCGCCATCCACGCCGCGAAGGGCATGACCAGGGCAGAGTATGACGACGCAGCAGAATTCATGGCTATGGAAGGCATAGCGTGCCCGCGCCCGGATGAGTTGATTCGGGGGGCCATCATCGGCACGGCCATCGTGGTCGGTTTCGTCTCTGATTACCCCAGCCCCTGGTTCTTCGGCCCCCGCGCCTTGGCTCTGTCTGATGCCCGCACGATCATCTCCCCCATCCCCGCCGCCGGCCAGCTGGGGTACTTCACATGGCAGGCAGGCGGGGCGCTGGCGGAACCGCTGCAATGGATGCGGTCATGGCCGGGCAAGGCGCAACGTGCGACCAAGCCAGAAGCGACCCTGTTTGATAAGGGGGAGTCACCATGAAACGCGAACGCGGTTCGCGGACGGCGCTACCCGGATGGCTGGCCGACGTGCCGGACACCTACTTGTCTCTCAATCGGGAGTTTCTATCCGACCTGATCCACGGGCAGATCGATATCACAGAGATCCCGATCCTCGGTCTGCACGCTCCCATGATGCTCAACGTGGCCAAGGCGCTTTTCGATGCTGCCACCGCCCAGGCAGAACAGCTGCCCTACCCCGGTCCCTGGACGCTGTACGTCTATCATCTGGCGCACAACGATGCTGAGCGCGGCCCATGGGAAGAGCATGAAGGCCCAAGGGCCACGGAACCCGTCCCGACCTGGCTTGACCAGACGCTGAAAGACGTGGACAGGGCGGCCAACATCGCCAGCAACCGGAAGGAAGGGGTCCAGTTGCTGGCGGCCATGGGCTTCACCCGCGCTGAGGCCCGCAAATGGGGCGCACACTACAGCCGGGCGCGTGCGGCGGGGTGGGTGGCAGTAGGTCTTGTTCGGCGGGCCTTGCCGCCGGCCCCTGCGCTGGACTGGATCGACAAGTATCTGTCGGTCATCTTGGCCCTCGACCTCGACCTGTGGGGCGAAGATTACCCATGGAAGGTACCGCCCATCGATCCGGCGCTGATGTTCGAGGCCCGGCAAAAGGTCGCCCAGGCACGGGGCACGTTGGCCAGCGGCGGCAGAGCATAGGCCCTGCCGCTTTCCTCAGCCCTTCAGGCCGAGGACTTGCTCCCGGTACAGCTTCCACGCAGCCTCGATGACGACACCCTGCGTGGTACCTAGGCGCGCCGCCTCTGCAGAGATCTCCGCCGACACATCTGGCAGCACCTTTGCGTGCACCTGCCCCGTGCGCGGGCTCGCGGCCCGCCCCCGCTTGCCCGCCGGCACGCGGGCGACGAAGCCGCGCGCCTCCCCCACAGCGTCCAGCTCGCGTGCGACAGTGATCGGAATCTCGGGCCGCTCCACCTTCTTCAAGCCGCCCAGGTTCACGCCAAAGCCCTTCTTTACCCCTTCGGTCATCCCGCTCCCCCCGTCAGCCGGTTCACGATCTGCTGGGCAAACGCCTGAGCGTTTTCAATTGCCCGGTCCATATTACCACCCTGCCCTTCTGGCATGGTCCGCAGGTCACCGCCAAAGTTAAACAGTGCGGAGAAGCCAGCACGCTGCGCCAGCGACGGTTGGATAACATCCACACCTTGTTCGATCAGGCTGGCCTCGATCCCGCGATGTTCCTTGGATTGAATGGCGCTGGTCATTGTGAAGACGACGGCATGACGGATGGCCCGCCCCAACGTCTCCTCCTCCTCCTTGATCAACTCCAGCGCACGGCTGCCCACGGTGGCATCCAGCGTGGTGGCGCGCATGGGGATTATGACCAGATCGGCCCGCGCAATGGCCCGCGTCATGAGCCGGGAGGCTACCCCTTCCAGATCGACGATGACGATCTTGCCGTCGCCATCAGCGTCCTTGAGTGCTTGGATGACATCATTCTCGGTCATGCCTTTGCTTGACACGCACCGGATACGAGGCGGCAAGGGGGCCTGGGAGGCCCAGAGAATGATGGACTGGTTGGGATCGCAATCAACCAGGGTCACATCCGCGCCGGCATGCGCCAGCTCGGTGGCCAGAACGACTGCCGATGTGGACTTTCCAGCACCCCCTTTGGGGCTGGCGAACACGATGGTGGGCATGGAAGCACATTTACCCGGTAATTTCGATTACCGGATAATTCATCATACCGGGTTAAGCTGTCAACCCGGTATGATGAATTACCGGATAATTTCCCTAATCCGGTTTGTTGACATATCGGGTAATAACTCTTATCCGGTACGTATGTTTATCCGGTTATCGTACTTACCGGATAAACATACGTACCGGATAAAAACGGAGACACCAGCATGATGCCCCTCTCATAAACGCTCGATTCTCTCCACCAACAAGTGTGCGCGATCCCCCGAATCGAAGGCCGATCAATCTGCCGACAACCTAGCCCGACACAAAATCAATGGGTTCGGGGTATCGCGCACGGCGGCGCTTGACTTCGGGGTATCGCGCACGTTTCATCTTCGGGGTATCGCGCACACTAGGCCTCGGGGTATCGCGCACACATCATTCGGGGGATCGCGCACATGGGCGCCATTAGCGAACAAGTTGACCTGTTCCTCGACAGCCTGATCAATGCGCCTGTCAAGGATGATCAGGCCCTGATGCAGTTTCCATTCTTCTCGCTGCAAAAGCAGCCGCGCATGGAACCAATGGTTTTCGAGCGCGACGGCATCGTTGTCAGGATCACCCCAGGCCCTAAGGGTATCGCCACCATCTGGGACAAGGACGTCCTGATGTACCTGGCCAGCAGCATCAATGACCGCATCGAACGCAACCTCCCCGTTGACCGAACCGTCAGGTTCCACGCCTACGACCTTCTGCGGGTCACGCGTCGCGCCGGCAACCGCGCCTCCAAGAAGGATTATGAGGCACTGAAGGATGCACTGTTCCGGCTGCGCTCCACCACTATCGAAACGACCATCAAGTCGGCTGATAGCCGCGAAGAACGTGGCTTCGGATGGATCGATAACTGGCGGATCGTGCGGCGCGACGCCAAGGCCGGGGAGGAGGAGGGGGCAATGGCAGCGGTTGAGGTCACCCTTAACGATTGGATGTTCCGTGCAATCGTCAGGGACCGCCGCGTCCTCACCATCAACCCCAACTACTTCAGCCTGACAAAGGGCCTGGAACGCCGCCTCTATGAATTGGCACGGAAGCATTGCGGGCACCAACGGCGGTGGGACATCTCGCTGGAAAAGCTGATTGAGAAGTGCGGTTCGACCCGCGAGTTACGGTTCTTCAAGCGCGACCTGAAGACCATCATCGAGATGGACACCTTGCCGGACTACTCGATCTCCATGTCGTTCGACCCGGCAGAGCGCAAAGAGGTTGAGGCAGCTGGCATGGATGGGCGGAGATGGTCCTCCAATGAACGGATCATTGTGTCGTTCCACCGCCGGGGCAAGGTCGGCACCGACTACATTGACCACGAGGCTGTGGACAGAATGTGAATTGCCTCGGGGTATCGCGCACGCACGCTCGGGGGATTGCGCACCGAAACACGGGGTATCGCGCACCCCGTGTTTCGGGGTATCGCGCACATAAGTTCGGGGGATTGCGCACGGTATTTACGATCAACCACTTGATCCTACACAGAAAGCCCGGCGCGTAACTTACTAACAATACTTACTAACTGACTTAACTTGGTCTAACAGCAGCGGCTTAACACCGGGCACCGAACGCACTAGGAGAAAGAAGGGCATTCGGGCTGGCAGTTCGAAACAGCAGCCATCGGCTTAATTACCCCATGTAGCGATAGGACAGGCCAGGACCTTAGAAGGGGAGGGGAGCGAACCCCGTTCGCACCTCATAACCCCAAAACCGTAGCATCATTGGTGCAAAAGTTAGGAGTTTCGCACCAAACGCAAGCGACTGCCACAGAAGGGCTTTTTTGGTGCAAAAGTCCGGTGCATATTGGCCCGCATGATTTACGGCTATGCACGCGTATCGACCGACGGACAAAGTGTGGAAGCGCAGGTGGAGGCGCTGACCGCAGCAGGTGCCGCCAAGGTCTACCGGGAGGTGGCCAGCGGGGCGAAAAGCGACCGCGCCCAGCTCCGCCGCGTCATCGATGCATTGGACCCCGACGATGTTCTGCTGGTGACGCGCTTGGATCGACTGGCCCGCACCACCCGCGATCTGTTGAACATCCTGGCAGAGGTGGCGGGGAAGGGGGCAGGCTTCCGGTCGCTGGCGGATGCATGGGCCGACACCACCACACCACATGGCCGCCTGATGCTGACCTTCCTGGGCGGCCTGGCGGAGTTTGAACGCGAGCTGATCACCGCCCGCACCAGCGAGGGCAGGGCGCGCGCGAAGGCGAGAGGCGTTCACATGGGGCGTAAGCCTAAGCTGACCCCGCATCAGATGCGGGAAGCACTCGCGCGCCGGCAGGCAGGGGAGGGGGTCAGGGAGATCGCTCTGTCTTACAATGTCAGCCACAGCACGATATCCAGGCTGAGACGCGAGTGAATGGTGCCATTTCCGAACTAGGCGATAGCCAATCTGAATGTAAACATACCTCATATGCGCCAGAGGCATGTCTTTGTTTTCGCGTGGAGCCTGTATCAGTTATCTATGGCAGGCGAATCAAGGAGGTAAGGTCAACAGCGTGCATACGACCTAGATCCCAAGTTTCAACAGATTATTGAATAATTTCATTATGTTATGCGATTGACCAAACGACTCAGGCTTGACGGCTTCTTTAAATGTGAGATGTTGCGAGACCAGCCGCGATCCTGCGGCTAGTAGCAGAGGCGTTAGACTCGCACAACACCTAGTGTGGAGCGGGTATTCTGTCTCTGTTTGTTGGGTGTCCTCCCCGGCGAAAGCTTGGCCGCAGAACCGGGGAGGACAATTTTCAAAGGCAAGGAGCTGCCCATGAAAAACCAGAAAGAGTACGTGAAGTTGCTCACCACTTTCCTGCGGATCGTTCTGGAACTATGCAGGAAGAGTGACGGCTTCTGGTGAAACCAGTCACGGCGACGCGCGCTGAATGCGTAACGCCTCTAATGACATACATAATCTGAGCCAACTTGACAACGTGCTTATGCGCGTTTTCGCGCATAAGCACGTCTTTCAGACTGACCAAGTTGGTCAGGACGCTGAAGCGGCGCAGGCAACGCGCTAGACGTCGATGCATTCAACGTCTTCATCATCAACCGGCGTAGCGATAGCGGTCACGGCAGAGGCCGGCGCCGTCAACCAGTCCACCTGCGCCTGCCGGCCGATCAAGATCACGGGCATCGCCTTTGGATGATACGGACGCACCACGCTGTTGGGCTCACAGGTCAGGAACGCGAACAGCTGATGCGGGCCCGGTATCGGTGCCTTCTTCGGCCCGCGCTCGCCATCCCATGAACGCCAGATGCCGGCGAACGCGGCGGGGCGGTCGTCCGATATGTGGAACCACACTTCACGCCTGGGCGCGGCACCAGGCGCGTACTCCGCGAAGGCGGAGAAGGGGACAAGGCACCGGTTCGCAGGCCCCAGGAAGGGCCGCCAGAAGGGGCTGGAGAGGTTGCGGACATTGGTCACCAGGTCTGTTCGGCCCGGCGCTGGAGGGAAGCCCCAGCGCATTTCCGACACCGCCAACCGACCACCCTCGCCCCGCCGGATCACCAGCCCAGGGCGGTCGGGAAACACGTCGATCCGTGTCTCGCTGAACTCCTCAAAGCCATAAACTTCGAGTGCGAGGTTGGCCTTGGAGATCGGGCCACGGTAGTGATTACACATCGTCAGGTTCCCGTTCGCCGATCACTGTCCTTTGACATCGCCGCGAAGGCGGCCACTGCTGCATCCTGATCGCTCTGTCGAACAATGCGCGCCCGGTTCATGACGCGATACAGATAAGTGGGGTTGGACGCGGCACAGGCCAGATACGCACCGAACACGACCGTGAACGTGGCATGCTCAACAACCGTTTCCGTTCCTCCTGCATGGTCACGTTCGACACGCCAGGGCATACAAAAAATCTCCGACATAAGCGCCCCCAGTGGTTAGAACAAAATGAGAACATGTTCTCCGCAGGCAGCCATGTCTAGTCCCACCCGTGAACGCAAAAAGGCCCGCCGGATGGTGCCGGCGGGCCTGGATCGGGGTAGATCACCGCGTATTGCGACCGCAATACGGAGCGCCATTCGAGAGAATACGAGCGTCGCCAACACCTTAGCCGCAGCGGATAGCTGCATCAGGTGTGTTCAAACCCCACGCAATGCGCAATTTTCTTGCGACGTATGGCAGGTGCATTTTCGTGCGTTAGCCGCGCCTCATTTTGCCCGTGTCGCCCCTGCCGGCACCCTCGCCGGCAGGGGTGAAATCGACCCCGAAAATGGCCGTCGCGATAGCGACGTATATACGCGCCCTTGGAACTTACGTTCGGGTCCGGGGTTGCGAACGCGGTTCGCATCACGGCACTGCCTGCGCCGCGATCAGCGCCCTGACCCTGCCCAAACGATCACGACAATCATCACCCGCATCGGCCAGAGCCAGGATGTAGATGGCCAGCTCCCGATCATCCGTCAGGGCCAGCGGGGGCGGGGGTTGTGGCTGGCAAGAGAGGAGGCCGTCCGGCACCGCGATCCGATGCATCTCCACTTTGGGCAGGACCTGCGGCGCGCTCCCGCAGCCCGTCAAGGACAGCACCGACAGCAGGGCTGTCAGCGCAAGCATGTGTGATCGGTGCATCGACGATCCTCCGTTGGATGTTCATGCTGGCGAGAAGTCGGACACGTTCTGCGGCGGCGGCATCGGTAACAGCCTGCACATTGCGCGCACTCATGGCGGTTACGGCCTCAACCGCCCGGGCATTGCCCCGCGCGATTTCGGACGCCAGCGCCTCTGCCTGGCGGGCGGCAATCAGGTCCTGGCCACGGCCATGCCATGACCACAACAAGGCGGCCATGGCCAGCGCAGATGCCGCCAGACCAATCACGGTGCGGTAGCGCCAAAGCATCATCAGGATAGTCATCACGCCCCCTTGCGCATGCTCAACCATGCACCGATCCGCTCCACCATCGCGCCACCCGGGCCGATCAGGATGCTGCCCAGGACGATGGTGGAGCCGACATCGAGGAAGCTGTTTGCCCGCGCATCGGACAGCCACGGCGTGGCACCAATGACAAGGCAGCCGGCACCGATAACGACGCCAGCCCACAGCAGCTGATACCGCCGTTTCGACCAGGCGGGAGTGTCAGGAAAGGCATCGCTCATTGCAGTTCCTCTGTCGGGATATCTGGCAGATCGACAACCTGCCCGGCCAGAGCGTGGGTGCTGTCGGCGCAGAATTCGATCCGGCCGGCGCGGATGAAGTAGTGGCAGCGCCTTTCAGGCCGACCTGCCTTGATGTTGAGGGACATCCTGATGCTGATCGACGGGCTGAACGTCGGCGCGGCCGCGTTGCCGTCGAATGTCCATTGCGCCCCGTTTCGGAACGGCATGTCGACCGCGATCTGGTGAATGCAGTTGCAGCCAGGACACCAGTGCTCATGCAGGATCAGACCCGGGCTGCCGTCCTGCATGGGGTATTCGCGTCTTACGAGCTTTGGGCTCAGGGCCATACCGAACATTTCACCCTCCGACCGGATAGAAGCGGGCCGACAGTTCGAAATGCGGGCCGTCCAGGAAGGGGTTCTTTCCCCTTCGCCGGCAGGCATCGACATAGGCGGATGATAGTGTCTCCGCGCTGGCCACCAGATCTACACCCGGCCCCATTTCCCAGTCCCAGGCACCACCCCAACGCAGGGGAACGGCCTCCATCTTCGCCGCGCGGAACATCGCATCGGCCAGATGGTAGAACAGCGGCCAGTCCCACCGCAGCTCGCCAGCGATGGCAGGTGCAATATCGACAGCATGGCCAGTCAGGTGCCGGCTTGCCATCGTCCGACTGGCGCCGGCGGTTACCAGCTCCATCTGACGGGCTTGCGTGCGCAGACCCTCCGTAACGGCAAAGTCGATGCTGGTCAGTTCCAGCGCACGGCGGGTTACCCGCACCAGATGCGGATGAACACCGACCAGACGTTGTTCGCTCTTCGCTCCAAATCGGAACATGGTCCCTCCAATGAAAAGCCCGGCACGATGGCCGGGCTGTGATCGAAATGGGCTCACAAGAGGCGGATCAGGCGGCGTCACTGATCCTGTTCATCCGGCTCCACAGATCGCGAATGCCGGTTTCGACGCGCGCCATGGCGTCGGTGTGATGGGCGACCGTCGTGCCGATCTTAGCGATCTCCTCCCGCGCTTCGGCGAAGGCTTTGCGTCCCGCCTTGTCGTTGGCGATGTTCTCTTCCGCGTGCCCCATCCGCGCCTTCAGAAGTGCCAGCTCCGTCTTGATTTCGTTGAGTTGCGCCGGCATTCCATCCAACTGTTTGAACTTCGCACCGATCAGCCATTTGACGCCGGCGATCACGCCACCGGCAGCAAGTGTCAACACAGCGCCGGCAATTGCATCCCCCCCAAGGTCCATGATGCCCCTCAATCCATGATGGTCGTGCGCCACACACCCGGCTCTGCCGCGCGCATGCCGGCGCCCCAGGTATAGGGCAGGGTGGAGGCCAGGACGGGCCCGGCGGGCTGGCAGTTGTCAATGATCAGCGGGTCATCACCATTGACGCCAAGGGCGCAGACCATGTGATCGATCAGCTGCGGATCACCCCGACGCTTGGTATCGACCATGACAATGCGTACATGCTCCGGCGGCACGCCGGCGGCCAGCGCCAGTTCCGCCGCCGTGATGGCACAGCCATCGCAATCGTCGCGATAGCGATGACGCGGATCCGCCAGGATGAACCAAGCATGCGACCGCCAGTCATCTGGGCGGGCCGTCGTGGTCATGTCAGGGCGGTAATCGAGATTGCCCACGGCCTGACGGTGGACCTCGCGGGCCACGGCAATCAGGGGGCGGGGTTCTGGGGGCATAACGGGCTCTCCGGTTGGATGATGCAGCGGTAGACGTCCTGATAGGGACGCTGGACGATATCGCCGTCACGCAGGCGCGGCGGGGTGGTGCAGGCCGCCAGCAGCAGCACCAGGCCCAAGCAGGCGAGCGCCTTCACAGGCGCACCGCCCAACAGGTCACCGCGCGATGTACGATTATTGTCTCCTCCGGATCGGTGCCGGGGATGGGCACTACCTCCGTCTCATGCCCCCCACCGGGCACGGCGACACGCTTGCCGTCGCGGCGCGGCAAGTTGAAGGTGGTGGTGCCGTCGCCGGCACCGGCGGAGGTGCCGAAGAGCGCAAAGAGGCTGGCATAGGTGGTGCGCGACAGCTCCGCCCCGTCCAGGATACGCCAGCCGGTCGGGGGCGACGGCCCCCAGAATTCCTGGATACACAGCCGGGGGGCCACATGTTCGGCCACCTCATCCAGGGTTAGCTGGTAGGAGCCACCCCCCCGTTCGATTTCAATTTGGTCACCCCCTTGGGCACCACCCGGGGCGGGGCCAAGGTCACTGATTTTCACAGAGGACATGATATCTCCATGGGTCAGAAGATGCGCCGCCATCCCTGGACGGCGCGGACATAGACAGCCTGGGGCTGGGCCCAGCCCGTGGGCGTGAGCACCCGGGGCGTGATCGGCACCCATCCGCCAGCGGCGCGATAGCGCATGGAAGGCGCAAAGGCCGTGCGCGTGGCCGTCAGCCGGGCGGTGCCAACGGCTTGTGCCGCCCAGGCCCCGCCATGGCGCTGACGGGCCCGAGCGGCGAACGTGGCCGCACCATGCCCTTCGAAGGCCGCGAACGTGGTTCGCCGCCCCGCGATCATGGTGGCGCTGCCACTGGTCAGGGACAGGCTACCCCGCCGCCGCACTGTGCCAGCGGGGTGGAATTGACCCGTTGAGGCCCAGGACACCGCACCTTCCCGGCGCACTGTGCCGGCAGCGGTGCCGGTAACCGAACCCGCCGCCGCGAAGCCCCCCGCCTGTCGATGGATGGGGGCAAGGGGGCCGGCAGCCGGGGACGCCCGCGCCGACCAGGCCGCAGCCGCCCGCAGCCGGGACGGGAACGGCTGGCAGGGCGCACCCGTCACGCGCGGACGGCCATCACCGACATGCCGGGGGGCACCATCCACGACGCAGCGGGTACCGGCGCTGTTGGCGGATGCGCTGAACCCGCCCTGGATCCTGCGAACCCCGGACAGGGCCATGGCCCCGGCCGCCGATGCGGCAAAGCCGGACGGTATGCGCAGGGACGGTGTGGCACTGAACTGGCCAGACGCCGACCAGGCCAGGGATCCGGCCATTCGATGGCTGCCGCCAAGATCCTGTCCACCGCCTTGTGCCCGCCAGCACAGGCCGCTGGCGGCCCGCAGTTGGGCAGCGGGCAGGGGCGCTGGGACCCCCGTCTGCCGCCGGCCGCCATCCGTGACCTGACGCGGATCGCCCGCGCCGGTGACACGGATACCGCCAGCATTAGCGCAGGCAGCAAAGCTACCCGCCACACGCCGGACGGCGGCGAAACTGGCATCGCCCGCCCCGGCGCCAGACCACGCCGCCATCATGCGGGCCGCCGGCACCGCCAGAAGGTGACCGGATGCCGCCGCACTGAAGCCCCCGTGATGGCTCTGGCGGACGCGGGCAACCATGGAGGTGGACGCCGCCCAGGACAGGCTTGCGACCTGCCCATGCGTGGTGGTCAGGGGCGGGGCCGCCTGCCCGGCGGCGCGCGGGCGGCCTGCCCCGTCAACACGCGGGATCCCGTCGGGCGTGATACGCCGCCGCCCACAGGCAAGCGCCTTGAACCCGCCTGCATGGCGCATGGTTTACCCCATGGTCAGGTTGATCGTCCCAATGGCGAAGTCCAGATAATCGCCGTTCAGCATCAGGCGCTGATCTTCCAGCGGCCCGTGCCACAGCATGTTGCCGTCTGTTTCGGCGTCCATGATCTTGGCGTGGGTAACGGTTCCCCAGTCACCGCCCGACGCGGTAAAGGTCACCACATTGGTGTTGGCGATGGTGCCGTCGGGGGAGGAGGCCGGGCCAAAGCTGATCGACTGCCGCACATAGCCATTGTCGACCACTTCCGTGCCGGCACCGGCATCATTGGTGGCGCTGGTGCAGAGCGCCAGATACCAGCTGGTGGGCCGCGTGACGGCTTCGGTCGTCATGAGAAAATCAAGCAGCAGTTTTTCAGCATAGTTGGACAGCTGGGACATGATGACCTTCCTGAATGTTAAGCGGTTGTCTGAAACCAGATGTCGCCAACGGTTCCGCCCGACGGGGCGGCGGTGGAGACGGTGATACGGGCAAAGGTTTCGGCTAGGGCGGCGGCATCGGCCTCCGCGGCGACGGCCACATCCCGGGCTGCCTGGGCTTCGTCGCGCGCGGCACGGGCCTGTTGCACGGCTTCCGACCCTTCGACCGCCACCGCTGTCTGAACGGACAGGGCAGCGACCGCACGGTTGAAAACGGTCACGACATTGACATCGCCGCGCGCCATCAGCGGTGCGCCGCTGGTGGGATCAAAGTCCCGGACGATGGCATAGGCAGCATTGGCCAGGGATACGCCCGGCCACCCGATTTCCAGGTGGAGGACCGTGTCGGATATGACCGATGCCACGAAGGCCGCCGGCCCATCGGCCCCGACGATCAGCATGTGCCCCGGCTGGATATTGGACAGCCAGGCCGTACCGACGCCGGTAACGACGGGATCGGCCAACTGCACCGTGACGGTGCCATCACGATACTGGCTCATGCCGGCACCTCGGGCGGATAGGGGAGAGAGGCTTTGATGCCGGCGAAATCGACTAGCATCTGATCCAGCTTGGCGCTGTTGCCGCCAGAAGCGTCGGCATGCGCCTCTGCCTGCTGCGGCAAGGGCCACGCCGCCAGATATCGCCGCTGGCGTAAGGCGGCGATTTCGTCCCGCGTTTTGTGCAGGATGATGGCGCCGGCTTCCGGCGCTGGCGGGTCACCGCTGCCCGCAACCTCCACCCGCATGCGGTGTGGGCGCGCGGGGAAGGCATCCACCACGATTTCATAGGTGCCGGGCCACGCCGCCTGCAGGAGCTGCTGTCCCGCCGATACCGACAGCGCGGTATCGCCCACAGTGATGGTGCCGGCATAGGGCAGCACCAGCGCCTGTGTGTCGCCCTGGGTCAGGGTCAGGGTGGCGGGCCAGTTCAGCCAGGGGCGCACCCGTAGCACGGGCGCCCCCCCTGAGAGATCGACCCAATCATCGGCGCCCGCCCCCGCCACGCCGTCCAGGCGGGCGCAGCCTGCCCGGTGCTGCATGAACAGGTCATCATCAGGGCATGTGCCCCCCTGCATGACCCTGCCTGTGGCGGGGTCATAGTGCGTGTACTCAGCCATGTGTGATTTACTCCGTCAGCAAAGCCGTGACGATGAAGCGGACGCCATCGGCGTTGATGGACTGGCCACCTTGCCGATTGAGCACCAGGCTGTAGGTGGAGACGGCACCGGGCGGGCTGGTGTCGATGTAGCTGGTGGCCAAGCTGCCTTGCGCCACACCGATATCGTCCAGATAGTCCAGGCCGCTTTTCGACACGACGCTGTTCCACCGGGCGATCTCTCCCCCGTCGCGGCGCAGCGATATGTCGATATTGGCATTGGGCACGCCGGAATTGACGATCACCGTTGCCACCCCGGTGACCTCCAACCGCACCTTGCGGCCATTGTGCGAGATGGTGAGCGACCCGACCTGTGTGTCGCCTTCCGGCAGCCCCCCAGGCGGGGATGACCAGCTGGAGGTCTGCGCGGAATTGGTGATGCTTCCCGGCACGATTTGGGCCGTGCCCACCACCTGCACGCCCAGGCCATTGGCACCCAGGATCAAGTCACCATTGGCTTTCCAGACGTTGATCCCAGCATCGGCCCCGTTGCGGTACATCTCCACCCGGCGGCGGGTGCCATCAAAGAAGAACAGCGTCTGACGGTTGGTGTTGCCGTCATCCGCTGCCCGAAGGTACATCCCGGCGGCACCCAGATAGGGAGCGCCCATGCGGATCTCACCCGCCGTGATCACGCCACCCGTGAACTGCGAGGCGGACACCGATCCGGCATAAAGTGCGCCGTTGATCACGACCGTCGGCAGACCCGTGACAGGATCTGTACCGGCAGCAAAGATATACCGGTTGCCTGTCTCACCCGGCAGGGACACCGAGAATTTATCCGCCACCACGGCGAAGTGCGAGACCGTCGCGCCGTTGATGGGTGCCGATGCCAGACCGTAACCGGCGACCTTGCCATTGACGTCAATCTTCACCGTGTATTGGGCCGACAGGCCGTCAATGCTGCTCTGCTGCGTGGAAATGGCCGAACTGTTGTTGCCAACCGTCGTGCTTAACGTGCTGACGGAAGATGCCACCGCACCGACGGCAGTGGCTCGTGCCGACGCCTCCGTGGCAATCGCGGCATGGGCGGCGGGCAGACCGGTGGTGACATTGTTGACCTGCGCCGACAGGGCAGTGATGGCGCTGGCATTGGCGCTGTCACCACTTGCCCGTGCCGACGCCTCCGTGGCAATCGCGGCATGGGCGGCGGGCAGACCGGTGGTGA